GACACGCGTGTCAAATTTGACCTGAGAAGAGTTTTATTTCTTCGTCCATTGATTGTAACTCGAGACTGAATTTTGCCTCTTTTTCTTTCCTGATTGCGGTTAAATAATCGAGAACGAATTCCGCTTCTTTTTTGGATATTTTCTCACCTGCGTGCTTTCTTTGTCTGATTGATTCAGCTTTTAATTTCCGCGCTTTCGGAGAATCTTCGTTAAGGGTTTTTGTTGCCTTCGCGATTTCCCGTTTTTCTTTTAAGGCGACGAGGATTTTCCGCTGAGAAATTTGTCCAAGAGAAAGAACGTATTCTTCGTCTTCGGCGTATTCGATATATCTATAGCCCATGCGAATGGTAAACGAATGATCTCGACCAGAATTTGGACCGATATATTTTTCGAACCACTTTAAGAATTTTCCGTGCGGCATGGAGTCGCGTTGGGTTTTGAGCATCTTGCCGATAGAGATGTACGATCTAATTGCGTTTCTTACTTGGTTGTCAGCAGTTTCAGCGAGTGTTAATATCTTCTCAGCGATGGGATCAGTGATTACGAGAGAATTGTTTTGGACAACAACTTCCTCGCTCCCCGCATGTTCTTCTCCCATCGCCCGTTCTATTCGCTCTTGTCGGCTGAGTTTCTTTTCCGTCATCCAACAACACTCCTGAGAATTTCATTGGCGAGGTCTATGAAGAGGCTAAAGCTTTTGTCTTTAGTTGATATGGGTTCCTTCGCGTTTTTGGCATTTAGGAAAGCACGGCTCTTGTGGATTACCGTTTTAGTTGTTTCCAAATTTTTTTTTTGAATTTGTCGTAACATGAACTCTTCTTTGGCTGGCGATATATTACTACGGACGACTCTGAGTTTTGGGCGAAATTGCGGGTCTTTGGTTTGATAGAATTTAAGTATTCTCGAAATGCCAGCTAACCCCTGAGTGTCTTCTCCAACCGGTGCGAGTATCATGTCTGAATTATATAGCGCAAATTCCGTAATTGAGTTTATCAACGGACTGAGATCCATGATTACGAAATCGTAATCTAGGTTTTTGATTTCTTCTGAAAGCATTATAGCAAGACCCGGGTCGCTGTTAAACATTCCGATCGCACCTTCTACAAGTCCGACAGTAGGAAGAACGTCGAAACCATGAGGTGATCCTTTCCATATCGCCTCCTTTATAGTGTGAGCACCAGAAAGAACTGTGTACCAGTTCCGTTTTTTTAAATTTGAATAATCGGTATGATAAGAAAGTGTCACATCCGTTGCATTGTTATTCTCCTCTAAGTCCATTAGGAGAACTGATTTTCCAAGAAAGACAAGAGCTTGTCCGAGTCCCATCGCGTCTGTTGTTTTTCCAACGCCACCTTTATGGGCAACGAAACACAAAACAAAAGGTTTTTTTGTGAGAAGGTTTTTTTTCATTTCGTAAAAAAAATAAAAAATACTTTGATGCTGCAAAGCAATAATTTTGTTACAGGACCTCAAAAAACGGGCCTATTTTGTTAGAGATTTCCGGAAAAAATTTTGGGGTATCATACCAAGCTGCCGAAATACGGTGCGATAACATAAATAGGGAGATGAAAGATCCAAGAAAAAAGCCCAGATTTTTGAAATCTTAGGCTCTCAAGATTTGTTTTGATACCAGCTTAGGAGCTGGCTGGGCTTCTGTGAAGTAGCTTTTTTAAAATACCTGACATTATTTAAGAACGGAAAATTCTCCAGAAAATCCAGTAAAAAAGCTCCAGAAATTAATTTTTTTAGAATATTAGAAAAAAGGTGCTTTGCTATTTTACAGCGCCGTACGATAATAAATATATCAAAGGGTGGCACCCAAAAGCCAAGAAGACAAAAAAATGAAAACCGCTACAATCGAGATCAAAGAATCCTATAAATCCCAAAGACTCCCAGTTTACGCAAAGGACAGAGACGGAAGACAATTGCCGACTCATATCAACCTCAATCAACACGGAGAGGTTTTTGCCTCGCATGCCGAAAAGGTCGGTAATTGTGGAATGGAAAGAGCCGACTTGCTACAGAGGGATTGGACGAAGAAGAATAAAATCTAATCCAAACACTGGCCCAAACTTAGGGTCGGTTATTAAAATGATCACTCATACAATGATAATAGCACAAGAGGCAAAGCTTGAGAAGTTTTGCCTTACGTATATTAATCAAGCTTGCGAAAAATTTGGAAAACAATCATTGTCCCAACAAATTGCAAGTGAACCGTTTATCCAAAAACACGGTAGTGGTGACCAATACTTGGATATTATGCTCGGACGGTATTACGAGTCCAAGCGGCACAGAAAATCTAATATCGATAAATTGCTAGAGATTTGTGGGCGTATATCTAAGTTAGACAATACGCCTTTAACCGGTAATATGTCTCATTCCTACCACACCAAAGACAAAACAAACTGAGTAAATTACTGTTTACAGGCCGTTATCAATTTGATAAATTGCGTAGTGTTTGTTGGTATCAACTTTTATAAACAAAATTGTTGTAATGGACTTACCGATACAGGCGATAAATAGAGAGAGAGTACCGTCTAAATTAATGGGGTAGGGGGATTGCTTCCGAAACAAACATTGGCAGTTCCGTTATTTTTTAGCCTTCGTAAAAAAATATATACTGGTAAACTTGAATAATGATGACACCTCATTCCACAGCCAAGACAGCTAAACTTTCCGAAGAGGCGTTGGGTCGTTTGTATTATTCAAACGAACCTTCTGTGGATAATTTTAGTTTGTTGAGATACAAAAAAACTTTTGAATCATTACTATCTAACGGCACGGCAGACGAACAAGATGTTGCTGCATTAGGAATGGTTTATTATAATCTTAATGACAGAAATAATTTTTCAAAATTATTATTAGAACATATCGATAGGTTTAATTCAATTCCGCTTTTGATAATCTATGTTCTTGGTAAACTCAATAAAAGATGGAGGGGAAACGAGAGCAGTAAAGATATTCTTGCTTATTGGTTTAATCATCATTTAAATGCAAAACAACTCCCTGTTGAATTTGTTTTGCATTTTGACTCCCTGCCTTTTTTAAGAGATCTCTATACACTGAAACATCGTCTTCTTGTCATGGCCTCTATCTCTAAAGACTATGTTGTTACATTGACAGCTGGTCCCCTGAAATACGAAACTCCACTTTGCCAAACAAATCTAAATATTTCATTGCAGACATTTGATTTCGTGTGGAGGCAACTACATTAGTAAACCCTTCTATTCGAAAAATAGGGAAGCGGATTTTTGTTCTGCATTGTGTAGAGTTAAGAAAAGGAGTATGTTTGGACTTAAGGCGTTTGATTTTTTTCCAGGTGGGGAATTTCCTCACCTGTTTCGAGTTATTAAGTCTTATAAGAATCAAAAGTGTCGTTGTCAATTGTTGACTATGCCGATAGATTAGTATATATCGTAACTAAGATATATAAACATAGGAGTGGACAAATCAAGAGGGCAAAATCTTGTGGGGTAGAATAAAATGATAGAAATTGGAAAAGTAGTATTATTCGGGAAAATTTGGCGCCATGTGAATGGGCATTCTCTGAAAATTCATTATCTGATTTTCGAACAAAAAGGTCCCGAAGATGAGTCTGGATATGCGGCTGTTGCACTTGAGTTAGGATTATTCTCTTGGGGAATTGACGAGATAAAGTCTAAATCAAATCTTTTTCAACATATTGAAGAATATCTATCCTCACTAAAAGAAAATGAGGGCCTGTATGAGTTGCTCAAAAATACTCAATTAGAGGAGTATTGGGGAATTTATAGGCAACTTTTATTTCTTTGCGGAGATCCAGAGACAGATAAGTTAAGAGCAGTATCTAAAGAAAACGAAGAATTAAAAAATTCTAATTCCATTGTTGAGGAAAAATTTAGAGAATCTGAAGAAAGAAATTCTGAGTTAAAAGTTTCTCTTTCGATGCTTCAGGGTCTTTACGAAAATTTGAAAAAAGAAAAATCAAGCGTAGATACTCAAGTTGCATCCTGATTGGTTAAGTTATGAAAAAGTAATCGAAAAGCTCAAGGTAAAATTCTTGGGCTTAGTAATCCAAACGGATAGTAAAATTTCCACTGGTGCAACAAAAGATTATGTACATGTAGATTTGTATTTTCCGGATCGGAAGTATCCAATACCCTTACATTGTTATCTACCGAAAAAAGCAATTTATAGAAATCGCTTCTTGGTTATTTGCAATACGATCAATTTAGACATTCGAGAATTCGACAGTGAGTGTAGATTTTAAATTCAATAATTTATTTCCAAACGTCAATATATTGCATTAAAAAACCCTAATGCGTTTATATCTCGTGTCAAATTGGGCAAAAGTAAAAATCGCTCATTTTTTCGGAACTCGCCCCGAGTATACGTCGGATAAACCGAGGCAGTAGAATGAGCAGTTTGCGTTTGAAAATAAAAAATATTCTTTTAGAGTTCGCTAAAGAAATCGAAAAAAGTAGAGAGTCGGTGACGACTCTCGTTGATAAGTACACGGATAAAGTTATTCAGATCCTTTCGGAAAAAAACGATCAAAAATAGAGAGAAAGATTTTACGCTCCCTGTCGTCGTCTAGTTCTAATAGCCGCTCAACCATTGGCCTAAACCCAGATTCGTCCAATCGTCGATTAAATACACGATTCCGATCTATTTCGTAAATCGTTTCAATTTGATTTTGAGTGAGTGATTCAAGCAGGTCTTTCGAAACAAACTTTTCTCCGTCTCCAAAAATAAGCCAGAATGGTGAGTAGCCGTAAGCGAGCATTATTTTATAAGCAAGGTCAAAAGGTATATCACGTTTATTTGATAAATAAAGTGAGATTACTTCTGGAAAAGCATCGCAAGCCGCAGCCAGTTCTTTTGAGAGCAAATTAGTTTCTTCTAATATTACTCCAAGTCTCTTTCCTTGTCCTTTATCTTTATGTCTCATATATAAATTTATGTCGCTTTAAAAAATTAACGTTTTGTTAATTTTTGATTTGACTCTGCAAAACTTTTGCCGCAAATTCGAGACAAAATTAACGTTTTGTTAATATTATGTTTTCGGCAACTAACAAAGCGAAAGTGAATAAAAAATTTGATATATTTTTAAAGCGGATTTAGATTACTTAACGTTTGTGAAGTTGTTGGAAATGGTATGGCTATAGCGGTTTTGGTTTCTTTTTTTATTTTTTGGTTAGGAATCTACGTTTATCGTAATTCGATTCAGAGCGAGTCCGCTCAAAAGTGGTTTTTACTTTTTGCATTATCCATTGGAACTTGGGTTTTTATTTTGGGTGTGCGCAATGTCATAATGCTCGAATGGCGTGAATTTTTGCATGACTTGACCCTTATCCCGATCTTGTTTACTCCGTATCTATTTTTTAGGTTTGTTAAAAGTCTATTTAATCCTCAATACAAACAGAGTAGGGTAGGGCTTGCAATAAACACGGCACTAATAACGTATTTTTTGTATTGTGCTATTACTCGTCAATTTGTGCAACTTTTGGATACAGTCAATTTTGCGTATAAGCCAACATATAAATATCATATATTTATAATATACTGTGCTACGTATTTTATAGGCTCTTTGGGTATATTGTGGTTAGAGGTTAGACGCTATCAGCAACACAAAATACAGGCTATACTGATCACGACCGGGACTCTAATCGCTGTGGCTATTTGTGTTTTGTTTGTTTATATTTTGCCTTTGCAGGGGATTTTCCTTGCACCTTATTCGGCTATCGGTGTCGCAATAGCAGGTTTGTTTTTTGCAGTTGCGGCTCTACTAGGCAATGCCTTGATTACGAACGCAACTATTGAGTCAGGTGATCCTGTGCCAAGATTTAGCAGGACGGTCGTATTGTTGGTTGTTGTAATTTACAAATATGTTGATCCGGTTGAATTTCTGATCTTGGCATACAAGTTAGAAAAAACTAACAAGAGGCTTTGGGGATTATTTCGGGCGTTATATTTAGAGGATGTAGATATAGGGGCTCATATCCAAAAAACAGCAAAAGAAATAACAATGGAATCAAACTTATGAGACTTATTGGAATAACAAGTATAAGATTTAAGTGTGACCATTGTGGTGCTATAAACGAGGGAGTGCCAAGTGAATTTAAAAAGAGAAATACTTATCCGCCCACTTGGGACGGCACTTGCGTCTTGTGTAGCAATGATTCAGTTATTACGCACCCGGCATTAATCTCAATATTAGTTGGGCGCCTTTTTGAGTAGCTATTAACGTAACTTAATATTTGTTTACATCTAAACAAAGCCTTAGTATAATATTTGCAATTAAATAAATCATTGAATTGACAATAATGACATACTAATTTTTGATCCAACTGTTGTTGTGTTAATTAAGTATGTCCAGAAAATTACGAAGACGCTTCACTCAACGCGAAATAGATGCGAATCACAATGCGAACTACAAAGTACATAAATTGAGTGTTATTGCAAGTTTGGGGGAGAGAATAATTGCTAAATCCAGTAATATATTGATTATAGCAATTGTCACTTTCGGTATAGTTTCATCAATTTCGCACCTTGCGGGGAAACAAACGAATGCTATATTTGATGTTGGATTTAGTGCATTAATTGATTTTGCGAAAAAATCCAATCCAATCGAAGCTGTAGGTTATATTTTTGGAGTTTTCTGTATTTTTATGGAATTAAGCAAAAGAAATTACGGTCCGATAATATTAAGAGACTCAGCTCTAAACTTGCAGAATGCGAGAAAAGGCTCAATCCAAATCGATTAACAAGTGGTTTGTCGAAAAATGGTCGAACAGCAAAGGAGGATAGATGATGGAAAACGGGATCGGGTTAATGTTGTTTTTTATACTTGGTCTTTTATTTTTTTCTTGGAACGTCCTTTGGAAGGGCTACATGGTCGATCGTACCTGCGAAGATTTATTTAAACTTCGTGACAGGTTATTTGAATTTGGTCTTAAACAAAATGGAATAAATTTTTCAGATCCAGCTTATCAAAGTTTCGAAGCAATAATTAACGGAACGATTCGGTTCACACATCGGATCAGTTTTTTGCGGTATTTAATATTTGTATTTTTGGTAAACTTGTTTATGAGTAGATACGAAGTATTTTCTAGTCTGAGACTAGAGTTGGACCAAGGTTTTAAAAAACTTGATCCTGTTGCTCAAGCAAACTTTAAGCCGCTACTTGAAGAATATGAGAGAATTGTAATATCTCATCTTGTGTTTAAATCGTTCTTTTTATTGTTGTTTACCTCTTCAGTCGGCATAGTTTATTCTATAATGCGTTTTCAGACGTTTGCTGCTGAAGGAATTTCGAAAGGCTATCAAAACTTCAGAGTAAAAGTTCGCGCTATTTACAACGGTCCAATAAAAAATATTCAGTACAACGCGATACAGGAAATGAATGCGGCTGTATCGGTTGTATAATTGACAATAAAAAGAAACTGAACAACTAGTGCTTTCTTTTTCGAAAATTTCAGAGCCTTTAGTGAGTTCTTGACAAAAACCAAATTTAATCTATTTTTGAGACATGGATTATAAAAATAGATTAAGTGCCAATCCAAATGTCATGCTGGGAAAACCGGTGATAAAAGGAACGCGGATTACCGTAGAACTTATCCTTGAAAGATTGGGAGAAGGATTGTCAATTGAAGAGATTCTAACCGCAACTCCTGGTATTGTAAGAGATGATATTTTAGCATGTCTATCTTACTCTAGCGAAGTCATATCACGAGAAAGTTTACTTGCAAGTTAATATTCTTGCAGACGAAAACGTTGATTTTCGAATAATTCAACCGATATATAAATACTGATTACTGAGGAAACGAAAACAATGGCTGCAACACCAATTCAAAAGATACCAAGGTGAGGCCGCAAAACGCTTTATTGAACGAGCAGATTCAACGGAGCGCCCAACTTTATCCATTTCTGAGCAACAAAGAAAAATGTACGACGCACTCTCAGAAAAAAACAAACAAAAATAATCTTCTCTTTGTGGAGTTACCAAGTTTCGGCACAAGGTTTATCCTGCTGTACTAATAGGAAGATTTGCGACTCATTCTGAATTCCTAATTAAAAAATAAGTGACATAAAAGGCATAGTATTGTATCATTTGCCATTGTTAAATTGTCCTATATTTGTGATAACATGTAGCAAATATAGTTTTATGTATTATGATGGGCACAATGGCAACCGCAAGAAAACGTAATTCAAACCGTTCATCTGGTGAGCGTTTGCTTTTTGATTTTCAAAAATCAAAAGAAGAATTAGAACAAGAAGCCCTTGAAAAAGAATATTATGATTATCTTTTTCGTATCGATGCAAAAGTTACACGTTTTGCTTTTGATTCTGTATTAAATAATTCTAAATCATCTGGTGCAATTCCACTTTTTTACAAAGGCGATTCTACACTTTTGCGTAGACGTGCAGTTTCGATTGTCGGCACCCGCAATCCATCTAAAAAGGGTCAAGAGACCGCTGCAGCAATTACAGAAGCAGTTATAAAACTTGGATTTGTAGTAGTATCAGGTCTTGCAAAGGGTATTGATTCCGTAGCACATTCAACCGCTTTAGTAGCCAAGGGCTCGACTATTGCAGTTTTAGGTACACCAATACATAAGATTTATCCTGCAGAAAATAAATTTTTAGCAGAAGAAATTTCAGAGAATGGACTGATACTATCCATGAATCTACCACATGAGGAGAAAGGGACTTATCTTTTTCCTAGACGAAATAGATTAATGGCACTAATGACAGAAGCAACAATTGTTGTCGAAGCAGGTGAAACTTCTGGAGTAATTCATCAAGCTGCAGAATGCAAACGGCTGCATAAAAAGTTAATTTTTTCAAAATCTCTTGTCGAACAAAAATACGATTGGGTTTCTAAATTTATCAATAGTGGCGCGTTAGTCGCAGAAAGTTCTAACCATCTAAAGCAGATTCTTTAAAAGATACTCATGTCTGTATATTCTTTTAATATACTCAGTTTATCTTCAGAGCAATCTGTATATGATAAAAATATAAAATATGGTTATCTAGCCAGATACTTTACTCCAGCACACAATCTAAACAAAATCCATTTATGACAGTTGAGGAGTATCGTAATCTTACATATTCCCCTAATATATTAAATTACAAGGAAGGAACATCTAATGCCATAGACTTTTTTATTTCTGGAATGAAAAAATTTCTTGATCATATATTAGAGTTACATAATGAACAAAATGCTATTTTAATACCAGTGCCATCTTCAAAAGCAAAAAATGACCCTTTTTATAATAATCAACCTAAAAACAAAAATCTTGATGCACCACCTTTAAGGAAAAGAAATAGAGACAATAGAAATATAATATTTGTAAATCGCATTTGTGAATCCGATAATAAATATAAATGTGTGGAAGGAATTCATAGAATATCGTCTAAGAAAGAAAAAGAAAGAATTCCTATTGAAGATTATATTAGTGATTTAGAGATAAGACATACTGAAGAGTTGAATGGGAAGTGTGTCATTTTGATTGACGATATTAAAACCCATGGAACTACTTTTGAAGCATGTTCAAAATTGGTAGATAGCCATGCAACGCCTAGTCTGTTGATAACTATTGCAATTGGGCAAACAAGATCCCATGAAAGTTTTAAAAACGAAAGAAAAGAAATTTTAGAGCCAGACTTTTTTTAATAATATTGCACCGAGGCCGATTTGCGTTCTTGATGCAGAGGAATTGGCAATGTATAAAGCATTTATCGAATCTAAGAAAAAGATAATCAAAAAATCAATTATATAAAATAATCTTTCAAACCACATCTACTTTAAAAAAGCATAAAGTAATTTTCAAGCCTTCTGATTGTAATTTATATTATGTCTCTTCGTATAAATTATTATTAACCAAAATTATTTGACGTTTATGGCAAGGTTGTTTTATTTTGCCAAAACTAAAATTATTTGAGGTAAATGTGAGATGAAATCGAAAGGAGTGGCTTATGTGCTTTGGTTATTTAGTTTTTTCGGATGGTTTGGATTGCATCGATTTTACATAGGTAAAGTTGGAACAGGGATTCTTTGGATCTTTACAGGTGGTTTATTTGGACTTGGTTCACTTTATGATTTATTTTCTTTAGGTGGTCAGGTGGATGCTGTTAATACAACTAAAGAATTGAAAGAGATTCGGACTGCAACTTTAGCAAATATATCTAATAAAAACATCTAATCAAAATTCAGGAAACATCTATGTCTACGTTCTTTGCTCTCGTAATTTTATTTGTTCTATTCTGTTTCCCGTTTCTATTATATTTCTATTACAAAAAAGTAAAACAATTCAATGAGCTATATAATAAGTATAAAGATATTATTGATTTAGAAAAACATAAGTCAAATGTCATTAACGAGACCGATGATTTGATACGCGAAAGGAATCGCAAACTGAATGAAATACAAGTAGAGATTGATCAACTAAGAAAAGATTATTTAGAAAAAAGACAATTATTTGAAAACCTAATTCGTGAAGTCGCAATTTATGAAGACAAGTCTGAGATTATAAGTCACGGTTTGTATAAACCTCATTTTGACTTTGATACTTCAGACGAATATAAAGAAGCACTTTTAGAGATAAGAGAATCTTGTAAAGAGATGATTAAATCCGAGACAGCAGCATCTGCTTCAGTTGCTTGGCATGTAAACGGAAGTTACACAGAAGGGAAAAAACAAACAAAACATTATATTAAGTTAATGCTCCGTGCATTTAATGGCGAATGCGATGCAATGATCGCTGATGTACGTTGGAATAATATCTCAAAAATGGAAGAACGAATAGCTAAGGTTCATGATGCGATAAATAAATTAGGTGAAACACATTATATAAAAATTACAAACGATTACTATAGGTTAAAACTACAAGAATTACAACTTACTCATGAATATAGAGATAAAATTTATCAAGAAAAACAGGAACAAAAGAGGATCCAAGAACAAATTCGTGAAGAAGAAAAGGTTCAAAGAGAAATTGAAAAGGCGTTAAGAGATTCAGAAGACGAAGAAAAACGATACACTAAGGCTTTGGAACAGGCAAAAAAAGAACTGGAAAAAGCCCAGGGCGAACAGTTGCAATTGGTCCAAGCAAAAATGGAAGCTTTGCAAAAAGAATTAGAGAATGCACAAAGCGCAAAACAAAGAGCCTTATCTTTAGCCCAACAAACAAAAGTAGGGCATGTATATGTAATATCTAATATAGGTTCGTTCGGAGAAAGTGTATTTAAGGTGGGGATGACACGGCGATTAGATCCAATGGACCGTGTAAAGGAATTAGGAGATGCGTCTGTTCCGTTTGAATTTGACGTTCACGCAATTGTTTATTCCGAAAATGCGCCTGAACTCGAAAAGTTACTCCATAAAAACTTTGATCATAAAAGAGTAAACCTTGTAAACAACCGAAAAGAATTTTTTGAAATTACCCTGGATGAGATAGAGCAAATTGTAAAAAAACATAATGGTGATGTGCAATTTACAAAAGCAGCTGAAGCAAGGGAATATCGAGAGTCTATGAAAATTAAATTAAATCGTCAAAATACAAATGTATCTACAATGTCAAATGTCTTAGACTCCATACCGCAAAGTATATAAAAAACGATAAAATCTATTATGAAACTTATCGGAAAGTTTGCAGTTTCGAAAGTGAGAATTAGAGAAATACACTTGTAACAATTCAAACCACATCTACTTTAAAAACGTTTCAATAATTGTCTTAATTTTCTTTAAGTCTTCTGGCTGTATCTTTACAAGTATCTCTGCAATCTCGCATAATGTAGGATTATTAATAATCTTACGGGATAGTATGATCCCTTTTTCAATCAGTTCTTTTTCTGCTTCTGTTACATTCAAAGGAGTTGTATTCTTTTCGGGTCCTATTCCTTTGTGTGTCCACTCTTTTCTAAATCCATACTTTAGTTCGATTACGATAGTAATACGATCAGTCAAATCCCGTTTATTATTCTCGAGCTGACTTAAGAGCTCCTGACTGATTCCAATCGATTTCGCAAATTCGTCCTGGCTGATTTTTTGCCCGGTTCCCTCTGTTCGTATGTATTTGATTCTTTCGCCTGGTGTGTTCAAATAAATATTTCTCTTTAATAAAATTTACTTGCAAAATATTGCAGTGTAATACATGGTCATCCCAGCAATTAAGCACCACAACGCACTGACAGGAGAGATAAATTGAGCGTCGCAAAAAATCAAGGGCGAATTTGGCCAAAGGGCGTTATGTCCCGTGAGCAGATTAAAAGAGAGCTTCAATTTCTGAATAAAACCTATGACGAGATTTCTCACGAAACGGGCATTTCGTACGACGTCGTCCGTGGAACAGTTGCCGGCAGAAAACGAAATGCCGTCGTTCTTCAGTATCTCACAAATCTCGGGATCAAACACGGCAGAACCCCAAGTCCGAGCCGTAAGGCAAGTTAGCAATATTAGAAAAACATAAAACGCTTCGTGGGTTCCCGATACACACAGAGGCAACGATGGAAAATTCGCAGAACAGAGAAAACGAGAGAAAATACTTTTGGCAATACGACGGAGACGGAAGACGGCATTGGCTAAGCAGGGATATGGCAATACTACAGTGTATTCGACTAATGGCTATGATAAACGATTTCCAACAGCACAAGCGAAAGAAGTAAGGACTTGAGAGATTTACGGGATATGACAAAGATGGAATTGAGAGATGGCAATAGAAAAGAAATTGATAACGGAAGCAATAAAGCGACGTCGTCAAAATATGGACACAGAGGCGGCGGATCGAGAAATGCTTATTCAGTATATTCGTCAATTCGTGGATTCGCAACGTGGGAATCAAAAACTTTTAGCCGAAGCAAGCTCTATTCCTCAGAACAAAATATCCAGTTTAATACGGGAGCGCAGCTTTTCACCCGGAATGGATACGATCATAAAGCTTGCCGAAACAATACAAAATATCCAGTAAGTGGATATTATTTACTTGACTTATATCCATTTTGTGGATATTTCTTCCCCACAACAATACCCCGACCCTTAACCAAAATATGGCGCACATCTTTGTGCGCTCATGCAGTGTGAACTTTGTGTTGAGAGATTTAATGAGTGTGATAACAATGGAATTAAGAGATGGCAAAAAAAGAAACGAAAGAGCAATCAATCGAAGAGATTATTGCACACAGGCGGAACTGTCTGGACACGGAAGATTCAGACAGGGAAGCGCTGACGGAGTATGTTCGCCAGTTTGCAAAAGCGAAGAGGGGAAATACAATTCTTCTTTCGCGAGAGAGTGGAGTTCCGGATGCCAAAATCTCAAACCTGTTAAATCAAAGTGGATTCCCTCCAGGAATGGAAATAATTTTAAAGCTTGCCGAAACAATACAAAAACTACAAAATCTATAGATTTAGTCCTTGACAATTCTACAGAAACTATAGCTTATAGCACCTCATACAACTTAGGAGGTGCAGCGTGAACCCCGACACAGACCACCAAATGGACGCACTACGTAATATCGTCCAACTATCTCAAGACGTGCAGGCTGTCCGTAACTGGATTGATGCGAGTGAACAAATTGCAGAAACCCCGTTAACCGAGGTGGAGCAATGAATTGCTTGAGTAAAATCTTAGAAATTCCGAAAATAGGAATAACACATGTCTTTAACAGACGAACAAATAAAAAAGACGATTCCCGCAATTATTCGTCAAAGACGAGAGAGTATCTCAAGAGAAGACATCGACAAACAGATGTTAGTCGATTATATCCGATACTTTGTCAATTTAAAACGTGGAAATGCGGCTCTTCTTGTAAAGGAGACAAAATTTCCTTCTGGAAATTTATCTCGTCTTATTTCCGGCGAGGGTGCTCAACCGTCCTTCGAGCGAATTCTTTCTATCGCCGAAACTGTTCAAATTCTGCTAAAAAAGCAGCAATAATTCTTGACAAAAAACCTTCTATAATAGCAGTTTTCTTTTGCTGCTTTAAGGAGGCATTGTCATGACATTCAAAGAAGATCAGCAAATGAGCCAGTTAAAAAACCTCATTAGCGAAATCCAGTTAACCGACGAAGACAATCAGCTTATCGAGGACTCACTTGATGACGTTATGCGCACCGTGGAAAAACAAAAGCAAAACGTAAAAGAATCTCGTGCACGTCTCCGTGCATTGTTTGTGAGTTACAGACAGACAATCAGGTATCTCAAAGGGCAAGTCAAAGAGCGTGATGACCTCCTTCATACGCTGAGGGCCGAGACGGATGCGATGGCGGACGTACTTCAGGACATCAAAAAATCATACAGAGTGGACGAGGTGGCGTGATGAGCGATTTAAGAAGGATTATAAAAAACCGATAATAGAGAAAGCCGATGTCCGAACTCAAAACTATTTTGAAAATCATAGAACGTCGACGATCGGAAATTGCATCAGAGTTAAACGATCGCGATCTATTAATACAATTTATTCGATCGTTCGTGGACTTGAAACGCGGAAATGCGGCCGATCTCGCAAGGGAGTGCAAACTTCCAACTTCGACAATTTCGAGAATCGTTACACGGACCGGCGCACAACCTTCGTTGGAAACGATTCTCGATGTTACGGAAGCAGTGATAAAGTTACAAAAAATGCAGTAAATTGTCTTGACTTGCTACAAATAATGCAGCAAAGTCCCTCCGTGTTCAAATCGGGAGGGAACAGATGACAACTACAATAGAGAAAGCCGATGTCTTTAAAGAAACAACCATCAGTAGATCAGATTATAGCCAAGTGGGACGAGTGTCTAGAAGGGGAAGAGTTAGACAGGCAAATTTTAACGAATTACATTCGGGAATTTGTAGAAGCAAAACGCGGAAATCAAGCCTTACTTGCGAGAGAGAGCGGAATCGAGAAAACGGCAATATCACATTTGATTGGCGGCACGCAGGCATTCCCATCCATAGAACGAGTAATCATTTTGTCAAAAACAGTCCGATTGTTGAAAAAAATTCAACAATAAGACTTGACATAGTTGAATTAATTTCAACATTATCCCTTCACGTTAAAAATGGGAGGGATAAAATGAATTTCGCATTAAGGAATTTTAATGGAGCACCAATAGGATATAGCGATGACGGACCAACAATTACAAAAAATCGCTTCCACGGTAATAAAGCGACGTCGGGAAAATCTGGATTCGGAAGAATCGGACAGGCAAATTCTAACGGATTATATCCGATACTTTGTGGATCAGAAAAGAGGGAATGCGGCTCTTCTCGCAAAAATGAGTGGTGTTCGACTCGGAACAATTTCAACAATTACAACAGGAATTGGCAATTTATCTTCAATGGAGCGATTGCTTATTCTGTCAGAAACAATTCAGAAAATTCTAATGTCTTAAAAATTAATACTTTAGTTCTTGATAATATCTTAAATTTTAAGACATTATCCCTTCGCAATTCAAAATTCAATTTTGGAGGAGAAGGGAAATGACTTTCGTAAAAGCAACAAAAGAACAATCAAAATTACGTGCCGCGATCTTTGGGCCGTCCGGATCAGGGAAGACATACTCTTGTCTTTCGATGGCGCAAGGCATGGGAAAGAAAATTGCGGTGATTGATTCAGAACGTGGATCATCTGCAAAGTATTCGGACCGATTTGAATTTGATATTTGCCAGCTTACGGATCGATCAATTGACAGTTATATAGCAATGATGCGAGAGGCGGGCAAATTAGGTTATGATGTTTTGATCATCGATTCCGGAACTCATGCCTGGCAAGAGTTGCTTGAAGACGTTGATAAGATTGCAAAAACAAAATTTGCAGGGAACTCTTACGCTGCATGGTCGGAAGGAACACCAAAGCAGAAAAAACTTATTTCTGCTTTATACGATTTTCCTGGGCACCTCTTTTTTACAATGCGCTCAAAGACAGAATACGTACTTGAGACAAATCGAAGTGGCAAGCAAGCTCCTAAGCGCGTTGGTCTTGCGCCTGAACAAGGCAAGGGTGTTGAATACGAATTCGATATTCTTATCGAACTTAGCATAGATCATTACGCTTCCGTATCTAAAGACCGCACCGGAAAATTCCAGGACAAGATTATCGAGAAGCCTGGAAAAGAATTTGGGGAAGAACTTGCATCATGGTTGTCAGAAGGCGTGGCACCAAAACCAAAACCTGAAAAAGCTCTGGCGGAAAAAGAAGATCCTTCTTCGCTCGGCCCTGCGCAGCAAGAACAACCAGCTCCAAAAAAACTTGATAAATCTCTCGAAACAAAACTCGCAGATACCAAGGCATGGATCGACGGAGTCCTGGGCAACGAAAGCTTAACTCAAAAAGAAGCGATTCAAAAACTTTCATCCTGTAGGAAACGGTGGGAAGGGATGTATCAAGAATTTAGCAAACAGAACAAGGTCGCACTCTATCAAGAGGGACTGACGCACTTCGACCGTGCGTTAGGCGCGCTTGGACATACGGAAGAGGGGGACTTATCCTAATGGCCGCACTCGCAACACTTAAACTATTCGAACTCAACGATCTGTATTATCAGACACTCTACTCCGCGATTAATCCGGACACGGGTGAAATTGTAGATGAGGTTCTTGCGGAGAAGTTGAACGAGATCGTTGAAGCAAAGGAAAAGAAACTCCTCAATCTTGGGTGCATATATTGCGAACTCGAACTTGAGGCAGCAGCTTTAAAATCAAAAGAAGCCAATCTTAAAAAGAGGAGAGAGGCCCTTGAAAAAAGGTATAAGAGCCTTTTAAGATTTATTAAAGCTAATCTGCAAGAGGGGACTAAACTCAAAGACGATCGAGTTAAGCTCTATTGGCGCAAAAGCGAATCCTTGGATGTAAAAATACCTGATAATCAACTCCTTACCGTGCTCGGCGAAGAGTTTACAAAAATTGAATATAGCCCAATGAAAAATGAACTCAAGGCTGCTATTAAATCAGGGAGATCATTTAAGGGTGTCGAGTTAATAGAGAATCAAAATCTACAAATAGATTAAGGAGCTATGCATGGATAATCAAAAGAGAGATAGAATTAGAATTTTGAATCAATACGACGCGCTCTTTGATGATAAGTGTGATGAATCATTGGATGAGGTCACTCACATCATTGCAGGACTTATAGAGGTCGACGAAGACCTAATTCGTCAGACCGTCCTCGAAAAATGGTACGAGGCCGCATAAGAATAAGTAGCGTAATCCCTGGCACGGCAGGGATAGGGGTATCTCCTAAGTTTAGCCGACCGTGCGCGGCACTTTTGGATTTTCGGAGATTAGCGAGCTAATTTTGGGTAGCACCCACCATTCTAGACCATGGGCAAGCTCGGATCCTATAGGGAGCTTAACGACGAAATGTCTACTAAACCTTATAGGCTCTCCGAAAATCCAAAAGGAATAAAAGAGGAATTATGAAAGTTAAAACATTAATTAAGAAACTAGAGAAATGTAATCCAGAAGCAATTGTAGAATTCGGCACAGCTTCTGGATCTGAGTCAGGTAAGGTGATCGACGTTTTCGCTGAAAAGGATAAAAAAATAGTAACACTTGATCTCGTATCGACTCATTTTTTCGGCGAAAAAGCGGATTGGTAATGCTATGAGTTTTGAACTATACTATTACGATTTTATAATACTCAAACAATATGCAATACTAACCGTGTGGTATAGTCTTGCGCTGGCATGTGTATCTGGGTCTTCCGTAGTTTGCTCTATATGTGTGAGGACTTTAATCAAACTATGGAAGCCAGCTTAAAATTTTTGATCGGATTAACTGCAATTTCCGTTGTATCGGTGTTTTACTTTTTGCAGTGGTTACACGGTAGATCAGAAGATTATGATGCAGACGATCTTATACAAAAGTGGAGTCACATACGCAAAAGTTATTTAACACAAGAGGACGCCGCTTTAAAGGCTGCAAACTCTACTGATAAAGCTAAAAATACAAAACCGGTTTCTTTTTTGGACCCGACAAAGCGACATAAAGGACAGTGAGAGGAAGGGATAATTATCATGATTGCGGATACGCAAAACGAACACATAAATAGTATATTACAAAAACATAAATTTACTCAGATCAGGCCGAACGAATGGAATTTTGTTGGAACTGTATATACGAAGATGGCTTTAAAATACGGGACAATGGAATTTCATCACGTTGATCTTTGTAGTAGTATAACAATAAATATTGGTGATCAGATTATAATCAAAAAAAACAACTCTGTTGTTTTTGTAACGGATAGTCTGGATGATCTTGATCGTTATTTAAATAACACTCTCTATCTGACTTCGCCTATGCAAAATACAGAGTGTGTTGTATGAATGCCGTTCCTCGTAGAGTTCCACGTCCCAATCGGCCCGAGGGATCTTCTTATGCTGTTGTTGATTTTAATGTTGTTAACGGATTCGGACTGACAGACGGAGAGAAAATAATTTTTTCGCTGATTCACAATCTTAGTAATCGGAAGGAAGGGTGTACTGCAACTAACGATTATTTTGCGAGACTATTAGAGAGGTATAACCCGTACGAAAAAGATTCTGAAAAACTTTTGGCGGAAAAAACGAAAGCTGAAAAAGCCATTTCGGCCTCTATCTCAAGGTTAGCAAAAAAGGGTGCGATAACAGTCAGGCTTTTAAAAACAAAAAACGGGACAAGTCGGTTTATTTTTTCTAACGTTCGAATCATCAAACCCACTCCACAAAATATAGACCCGGGTCCACAAAATGTGGAAGACCCCCCACAAAAAGTAGAGTGGGGTCCACAAAATATAGAGTGCATGCACTCCACAAATTATGGAGCAGATATTAAAGGGGATAATAAACTAGATAGTACAAAGAAAGAAAAAGAGGTTTCTTCTGAAACTATTACATTTGTAAACGTTTACGAAAAAACAAAAGAGCTTCTCGCTTCGAGGAATATCGAATACGTTCATACTGTTGGAAAAGAAACTTCCGCTTTAAATTGGTTTATGACTTCTGGTCTTTCGGCTGATAAGATTATAGAGGTTGTATCTAATCTTATACGGATCAAAGAGTCTAAGGAATTCAAAGACGATCTTAAATTTTGGAAACCGATTCCGATCACAATTGCATCTGCAAAATCTTATTACGAAAAAATACAATCAACTATAGTCGCGCTAAAGCCGCCATCCTTGGAACGACCAACACAAACTAATCACCAACCAGATTTTGAATACTTCGAGGATTATATCCAGGCACAAAAAATATCACCGACAACAAAACAGTTTATCCTAAGTGCAAAATCACCGGAGGAGTATTACGATCCAAATTCGACAAACCCTAAAATTACATATGCGAAATCATTTTACGAAACATTCAAAAAATCTAAACAAGACAAAGGGGAGCCATGCAAGTTCAAAAGACCAGCAGCAGCATGACGAACGAACAGTTAGAGAAATCAATTCGTTGGCATCTTAACCCTTGGGTTTGGGTGATTGAGTTCGAAAAAAAATGAGACCACAACCCGAAGTCACACTAGATCAATTCCTTTCCGCGTTTGACGAGGGCGTAAAGAAGGCTGTGGAGAAACCTACTGTAGTGCCTAACGTGCGCGTTGAGGATCGCGGGTTTTTCACGGAGGAGCGATTCTACAGAGTCGAGTCACGTAAAACGGGTGAGCTGTGTTTTGCGTCTCGTTGCCTGGGGCAAACAGCAGAGCACCCTGGATGTTATCAGGTCACGAGGTATTCAGATCACAGACGCCGCTGGGTAACGACTGAGGAATTCACAACACAGTTCCGGAGACTCAAGGGCGTTCCGGAGCGCATATACGTTAGTGACGCGTTGGGAGTAAGGCTTGATTGGAAGAAGACGGCAATTGAAGAGGATAACGTGGCGAGTGCTTTGTTGTGGAGTTGGTTTAATAGCGTGAAAAAGAACAAACAGAGTAGGGAGGTTGCGTAAGTCGATGATTGTCGCAAAAAATCAAAGAGGAAAATTTTCGGAAACGGGGTCGCTGGAATGACTGTCGAGCTTAAGACAAAAATAAAACCGGTATCCGTAAATAGAAGATACGGCCTTTCAAAGAATAAAAAAAAGTTAATATTATCAAATGATTATAGATCTGTTAAAGAAGGATTACAATATGATTTTAGATCACAATGCTTATGTGGTCCAGTAATCTTGAACGAATGCTCTGTGGAAATTCATACACCTTATGAACGTCTTGATATTGATGCAATTGCGAAAATTCTTTTAGATGCGATGAATGGAATCGTATATAAAGATGATAGGCAAGTTTATCGTTTGGTGATGGAAAGAAAAATCCGTGACGATATAAGAATCGTTGTGACGGAGAGGGAAGGAATATGAACTTCGAAGTAGGTAAATTTTATAAAATCCCTTGCGCTGAATTAATAGGACCTAAAGGCAAAAGAGTTTTTGTCCCAGTTAATGGCCCTGAGCATTCAGATCCACAATTCGGAGCGAAGGAAAATCATTATCACATTGATACGAGATTCATTTCAGAAAATTCTAATGAACAATTTTCCATTCAATCCGGATTTACAAACAAACCAGTGTGGACGGGTCAAAAAAATATAATCTCCGGAGAACGGTTTTCTTTCCAGGGGATTATTTTTAAGAGGAAGCTTTGTCGTTCGAATGTTACGGGTCTTCTTGGGCCAAACCCATCGGACCGTGCACCGGAACTTGAGAAATACAAATCGTGGGCAAAAGGCTTCTTTGGGAAAAAGTGCCATGGCAAGAGATGCCCACATCTGGGAACGGAACTCATCGAGGCCAATGGAGTTAAATTCTGCCCACTCCATGGCCTAAAATCAGACAAAGAGGGCAGTGAGATTGTAGGATATTTTTTGCCAGAACAAGGAGTAGGAACGATATGAAAGTGTTTTTAATTAATGATTACGAATATTGGGCGTCACCGTCTTTACGACAACTTGCACGTTATCTCATTGCTGGCACTAGTGAGTCTGTTAAGGAGTTTCTTTCAGAAAACGTATTAGAGATTGTTGATGCAGACGAACAGTATGTTTGCGAAATTGATGAGGCAACGCAAGATTTTATGAGATACGGTGAAACAGAAGAAGATCGATATTGGTTGGAAAAATTGGGGGCAGTAGTCACCTTTAGACGTTATATAGAACTTTGTATCGACTCGGGCCATGATCCAAATTGTCCTTTCCCCATTGCCTGTAGGGATTGAAGCCGTGATCGTAATTAAAGTTGAAATCTGGCCGAACGGCGACGAGTCAAAAGCACGTGAGCATTCGCGTGCGTATATAGCAAACGACGGAAAGACGGTAAAAGAAACAAAGGGCGCATACGGCTCTTACGACGCAAGGTTTATGCAGAGCCAGGATTTTAATCCGAAGAGAGTTTGGAAGTCGAGCAGGGCAGAGCGTATCCATAGGAAGCTACGCGGTGTTTGGGATATTGTCTACGTTGCGCTTCGGAATGCGGGAATGGAAGAAAGGAATAAGGGATGAAAATTATAAAAATAATCTTGTTGGTATCTATTTATTATTTAGTGATCTTATACTATAAGACCGAAGACGCTCACGAACACAAACCAGGTTATTCTAAAATATATGGGAATAAACTTTTTAAACTAAAAAGAGTCTCTATCAAGAACCATAAGAAGGGATCAGAAATTTCTGGGTTTCTATTTCTCGGAACCGGAAGTATTATAGGCAAAGGCGAAACCAATGAACCCGTATATATAGTTTGGCTCGAAGGAGTTGATGGGTTTACAAAACGCTATGATATTCCAATCGATCGTGTTGCTTTCATAGAAGACGGAACATTAGAAGTAGAAGCAAGTAGTCAAACTTGGGAAAATGGAATTCACGAAATTGTACATATTAATTGGATGCCTTCTTCCAGAGTTTTGATTCATCTCCCAAAAAAAACGATAATTCAAAAAGTTAGTATCAATTTTGATAAGGAAGAGTAGGAGTTAAGAAAAATGAAAGAAACATTAAATCTTTCTCAAATTTTTGCATTGATTCTTATGTATTCGGTTATTGTAACTTTGTTGCGAGTCATTTTCAAAGAACTGATTAGAGTTGATGCCACCAGAAGTGGAGGCTATCAACCAAAAGAGAATAACGTTGACAATGGCAAAAAGAATCCACCAAAAGAAAGATCTGGAGGTGCTTAAAATGAGTATCAAGATTGACGATAAATAATTCGTGAATTAATAATGCAGGCGCATTCAGCTTTGTATAACAATGAAATCCAAACTTATTGGATTGGGTTCCTTGTGAACGAGATTTTTGCATTAAGCGGAAAAACGAAATCGAGAATACGGAGAGTAACACGATGAAAAACTCAAAGATAGAATGGACTGACCACACTTGGAATCCAGTGACTGGATGCACAAAAGTTTCAGCCGGTTGTAGAAACTGTTACGCGGAAAAATTAAGTAAGCGGAAATTCGGAGAATGGAAAGATAGAGACTTTTCGGAAATTCTTCTCAAAGAGCACAAACTTAAAGAACCATTTTCGATCCGAAAACCTTCGAAAATCTTCGTAAACTCAATGTCTGATCTTTTTCATGATGATGTTTTGGATTCGTTCATTGACAGAATTTTTGGCGTGATGGCCTTAAATCCCAAACACACGTTTCAAGTTTTAACAAAACGTCCGGAACGAATGTTAGAATATTTAACAACTGAAGACCGTGCGGGCGAAATAGGTGACGTTGCGTACTCTTTTGTGGAATCCAATTGGCAAACGAGGAGTATAAAAATGCCGCACGAATGGACGACCGACAAGTGGTCTGGATTAGTCGAGTGGCCGCTCCCAAACGTTTGGCTTGGGGTATCAGTTGAAGATCAAGAAACAGCGGATGGGAGAATTCCGTTTTTGATGGAAGCTCCAGCGAAAATAAAATTTATATCAGCAGAACCACTTTTAGGTGAGATTGATTTAACGAACTTAGAAACAGAAGACTATGGCACAGTCAACGCGCTCAAAGGCAACCTCGATATTTTATCTATGGGCTATTACGAGGATGTTTGGGGAACGCTATCTCCTATCGATTGGGTTATAGCAGGAGGAGAGTCAGGCCCGAATGCAAGACTTGTGCGGCCAAATTGGATTCGAAATTTGCGTGATCAGTGTACCGACGCAGATGTTCCGTTCTTCTTTAAGCAATGGGGTGATAAGAGAAATTCTAGGGCGCGCCTTGACGGGGAAGAGTGGAAACAGTTTCCAAAAAAAGCAGCGGAAAAGGCGAATATTGAATGCGATTGAAAATCGGTGATAGAGTCAAGACCCCGCACGGTGAGGGGATTATTCATTCCTTCGAAAAGACGCAAAGAACTCGACGTGTCTGTGTTACGTTGGATAAAAAACATTTGGATAGGGAGTTGCTTTGTTATTTTGATAACGATGTGATTTCGCTAAAGCCCTCCTTCATGACCTGTAAAGTTTGCAAAGTTAAATATTCGAGAGAGTATTATGTTGATTTTGTTAACGGTGAGTGTATGCCATGCCGCTCGCAACGTGAGTTTGACGAATATTGTGAAAAGGAAGAAAGTGAATTAAAAAGATATAACGAAATGAATGGCACTAATTATAATAGCCAGTCCTTTTTTTGCGACTGTTACGACAATAAAATTGATTCGAGCACGTTAGGAGGTAGGTTTGTGTGCTTGCGACAAACCTACAGCTTTGCACAGTCAATTCAGGATGACGAGATTCTGGACTCTGATCCTCAGCCGTCTTTATTTGATTACGATAACTCGATTCCGTTTTAGGGGTAATAATAGTATGTCATTAAAAATAAAAACCTGGAGAAAGATTGTGTATCTTAAATGGTTCCTCATTCGGCTAAGGCGTAATAGTAGTATTAAATTAATAGGTAAAAGTCCATTTGATTCATTTATATGTGTTTACTTGGATCATTCTTATAGCCTTACCTCTCAAGACAGTAAACATTTAATTACATTAAATTTATATTATTTTACTTATACTGAGATTCCACTCAAACGTTTGGTCTTTGAGTTTGGTTTATTGGGAGTTTCCTTAGGTGTTTCGATCAGATTGTGTGGGAGGTTAGGGGAGGAATAAGTATGGATAGAGAACAAATGACTTCACAAGAACGCCGTGAATATATCGCTGAAAAGATTTTGGGATGGAAATTTCTGCCCAACCATAAAGGTGATAGTGGATTTTATATTATGTCAAATTGGGCATATGATAAAGGAAGAATAATATCAATGCCTAGAATACCTAGAGCAGTGAAGCCGGAGGAACTTCCCGACTTCGAATCCCTTTCGGAGTGTATTGGTCCTTTGTGCGAAGTAGTGTTTCCGATGCTTGCAGGAGAAAAGTGGATCATTTCGTTTTTAGATAATGGACACGTGAACTTGATAGATGGTCCTCGATGGGCAGTATTAGACATTAGAACAGGACCGCTTGCGACGGTCCTTGTTGATGCACACATGAAAATCACAGGAGAAAAACGGAATGGATGAGAGAATTTTACGGGCACTTGCTACTATAAAAGGGCAAGATTGGGTTAACTGGTTTACAGAATCAGCCTTGATCACCGATCAAATCTGGGTAGAGAATTTCCGTATTACTAAAAAACTTAAGGAAGAGCATTTTGAAGATGAATCAACTGATTGTTATGGCAAATACGGAACTGCATTTATAGATCAATCTCCATCAAGCGATTACGGTGATACTTTTTATGGTACAATTTATTTTAAGCTAAATTCAAGACAACGTTATCTTAAATTTGATTACGCTTGTTAAAAGGGGAAAGTATGACTCTAAAAGAATTGGAAAGCTTTCGAGAGGATTTGAAGACCGTAACGGGATTTACTGACGTTGAACTCGCAAAGCTTGAAACTGAGTTTTCGAAACTTCCGGTATTTCCGGATCTGGGATCAGGTTTTTACGCGGTGTTTGTTGAGGGAGCGGCCGCGTATCGAAATATGCAGAGGGAATTATGAACATTTATATAATTTTGGAAGATCACGAATGTGAAGATGTCATATGACCAACTTTGAAGTCATCAACCTCATATTGATGTACACAGTGCCTTGCGTTGTCGTCGGGTGGGTTGTGATTGCCCTCTTTGTTTGGCTTCCGTTGTGGTGGGTGGTGACAAAGTATTTTGGAGATGAGCGAGATAGGAAATGATTTTAGAAACCTTTTTGTTTGTATTGATGTATACGGTTTTCCCGTGGATAACTTGTACGGCTATTGCCTATATGATTTTTGATATTGTATTACTTTTTGCAGACACTATGTATACGCTATGGAAACTAAAGCAGTTGGAAAGAGCTTATAATTCCAAAAAAAGACATTTCGAAAACCATTTCGTACAATCTGTTAAATGTAAAATGGACAATAGAAGATTGAGGAGGCCGATTCTTTGAAAAAAAATAACGCTAAGGAAGAAAAACCGGGCAAATCGGACAATTTTAGGAAAAATAAACCACCCATGTATTTTGGAGAAGTGCCAAAGATTGTGGCTGATGCGAAGCAAGGTGAAGGCAATGACCCCAGTCTTGGAAACGTAAAAAAGAAAGGGAAATCTTGTGAGTCAGGGAAAGGTAAATATCCATAAGACGGGTAAAGGAACACAGAAAGCAGTTTTTTTTGATATATTCGATCGTAAGTATTCTGTTGAAGAGGCAATTGACGCAAAGAAAAGCGGGCCATCAATTTGGTTTGGAAACGAATTTGGAGACCGTGGACGATTTAGTCAGGAGCAAGCAAAGCAACTTGCGGAACTGCTTTCGAAGTTCGCCGAAACTGGGAAATTGGCATAAGAATGCAATTGAAGTGATCTGGTTTTTTCTGGATCGACCAAAGGAATTATTTAATTCAAAAACAACAAAGGAGAATACATGAAATTCTTGTTCTGCTTAATTTTGGGATTCACGACTCTTAATTGCGGATTCCTGAACAAACTCACTTCCGAGTTCGTAGAATATTCGAAAGTTTGCGTAAACGGCGTCACGTATTTGCAGTTCCCTTCGGGGGTTGCGGTACAGGTGGATCAAAAAGGAATTCCGGTAAGCTGTGAGTGAAATGAAGACTTTGGAAGAAGGTTTATATACAAAGAGCATTATCTACGATTTTGAGAGTAGAAAATCAGTATTAATTGAAATCACATATTTCTATCCAATAGGCGAATCTGTAATATTCAGAGTGAGCAATTTTTTGTTTCAGAAACTCTTAAGGGGCCGAATTCGAAAAGACGGAGTCATCAAATTCGTTTCATTCAAGGCGATTGAAACACTCTCAACCTCGGAAGGAAGAGAACTCGCATGGAAAATTTACGAAGAGGTGGATAAGGTCTTAGAACTACCAGACGACTCTTTCCCGCCAGAGAATTTTAAAGAAACGCAACCCCACACAGAAAATTGACCCTTCGGAATGCGGCGAAACTCATGGGAATCTCATCAAAGACTCTCCAGTGCGTCGTTCACGAACTCAAACTTATCCGTTATGTCGAAAAGTTTAATACACAGAACCAACGTACTTTCGACCTCGATGAACCTGACATCGAAAAACTTCTCGATTTAAAGACGAAGTCAGGCGCAAGGAATTGGAAATCGTTTTTGACCATTTTCTCTGATCGTCCACAAATTAAAATATATTCGACTAAGATCATTCACGAGATAGATCCCAGGCTTCTAAAGAAAATTACTAAATGAAACTATCTATTTCAGAATACAAAATGTTTGTAAATACACTTGTGGGCAGTCGCGGAAGATGCGATTCTTGTGGAAACACAGCTACAGAAGTCGGACAGAAAAAACTTCACGTTCATCACCTGATCCACGTTGCACGCCTCGGCCTCTCGGATCCGGCAATTCTTGATGAAGGAAACATTCTCGTTCTGTGTAATCATTGCCACTCGCTCTTTCATCCACTCAAAAGGGAATACAACTGGTTTATAGCTGGAGTTTCCAGAGGAGTCAACATTGTCAAAACGCACTAAGCCAGAACACGTTGGGAATTCCCGACCACGACCGCTTTCAGTGAAAGAACTCAAAGAAAGTTCAGAAATTACGTTTCTCCGGTATTTACTTAAAGAAAGTCTGATTCGTTATCGTGAAGCCAGGAATCTCGAACGTAACCGGAAGATCATCTATCCAGAGACAACCTCGATTCTCCGCGACTGCGAACGTCTAATTCGCACACTTCGCCAACTTTCTGGAAAAGGAAAAAATCTCGTACCAGAAAAGAAAGAATCACAGGAGTCGATTCACCGGAAAAAAATCTCAATGTTCTAAGTTATGGAAAACAAGAAGGAAAATAATAAGAAAAAACCCAGGAAGAGAGAAAATTCTCTGAAGAAAAAATTGGAGAATAGCGATTCGGAAAAGGAATTCGAACCAGTTCTCACAGAGAAAAACAAGCTTTTTGTCGAAAACTACGTCTTCCATTTTCGACTCAATGGTAAGAAAGCCTATCTGGAAACATATCCTGATGCAAATGAAAAATCAGCGAATGCCGCCGCATCTCGACTGTTAGCTAAAGCTAGTGTTCGGAAGTACCGAGACCAGTTGATCCAAGATGTGATTTCGTCTAAAAAAGACGAACTGCAATTGCTTTTCGTTGAGATAAATCGGGAACTTGTATCCGCAACATTGGCCGATTACATCGATGACGCTGGGAATGTTGATATTGAGAAAATCAAAACGCTCCATCCGGCCGCTGTAAAAGAGATTACTACCCGACGCACATTTACGAAAGCCGGTGACGAGATCGTCGACCGGACGTTTCGACTCGCAGATAAGACGAAATCGTTGGAGATGCTTGGGAAATACACGGGAATGTACAAAGATAAAGAAGGCGGGGACATCCATATTCATTTCGGAACGGAAGAGTCTGGTTTGTGAGGTGCGAATTCATTGAGTGTCGTGATTTTCGATCAGATAAAGTGGAACGAAAAGCAGAAGATGGCCCTCGAACTGCTCTCAGACACAGTAAAGCGGTTCATAAAGTTTTGGGGTGGTAGTCGGTCTGGAAAAACTTTTCTGTCCATCCGGGCGATCCGGGTCCGCGCTTTGAAATATCCGGGTTCGAAACATCTCGTATGCCGATATTCGTTTTCAAATGCAAAAAAAACGATCTGGCTTCAGACGATGCTCCCACAATTTAGGAAAGATGAAAAACTCGGCTTATGCGAAATCCTTGAACAACCTGGAATTGTCCGGTATAAAAATGGATCTTACGTTATCCTTGGAGGACTTGAACCGTCCTCGATTGACTCGATTCTCGGGGCCGAATATGCTACTATTTTCGTCACGGAAGCAAATGAAAATAAATGGTCTGTGATCGAGTCTCTTATGACACGTTTGAATGACACTGCAGTCGACGATACCGGTAACATGATCAAAACGCTATTTATTGTAGATCTTAATCCGACGACTAAACAGTCCTGGTCTTATAAAGTCTGGATGCTTGGAATCAACCCAGAAGGAGAAAAACCAATCGGAAATTTTTCTGAGTACGGAAATCTCCACTTCCGGCCAGAAGACAATATCGACAATCTTTCAAAAACATATCTCACAACATTAGATAATCTTTCGGGTGCGAAACGGCAACGCTATCGAATCGGTGATTACGGTTCGTACGAAGGACTTGTCTTTAATTTGGATGAAGAGACGCACATTGTAGATGATTTCAGAATCCCGACAAATTGGAAGAAAGTTCGCGCAATCGACTTCGGATATACACACCCTTTTGTTTGCATTTGGCTGGCTTATGATGCCGCAAATGACTGCATATACTTTTACCGCGTTCATTCCCTTGCACAAAACACAGTCCGAGCACACGCCGAATATATCAAAAGACTTTCTATTCTCGACCTTCCCGAGCAAGAGCAGAACGGCCTAGAAGCTTGGCGGCTTGCGGAAAAACTCTACTCGTCCACGGTAGCCGACCATGATGCCGAAGACCGGGCGACTCTCCATGAATATGGAATTGTAACGAAACCGGCAAACAAGGAAGTCTTAGCGGGAATCGATCACTGTATTGACCTCCTGGATTTCAACGAACACAAGCGACCTCGAATGAAATTTTTCCGTTCTTGCACTCCACTTCTCAACGGACTCAACACGTATCGGTGGCGCTCTGCAGAATCGAAGTCAACAAAGCCAAAGGACCGCGAAATAATTAAGGAAGATGACGACGAAGTTGACGCTATGCGATATGGCACAATGGAAATGCTTCCGAATGCGAAGCCTTTTATCGCTTCGGCCCACGTTGCTCACTAAAAAAATTTCGAATTTCGCTGACTGTTTTTCGTAAAAAAACTACTGTCGAAATAGATGGCGGAAGATCCGAACAAAATTATTTTAGAAAGGCACCATCCTGATATATCTGCACGTCTTGAGGCGTATCAACTTATCACAGATTCCTTTCATGGTGGTTTAGATTACATTAGAAAAGACTACCTCGTTCAGTACTTGAAAGAAACTTCAAATGTTTACGAAAATAGAAAAAAAAGATCTGTATTTTTAAATCACACAGCACCAATTGTCGACGTTCTTGTTGGACTGCTTTTTAACGAAAAGCCAAACCGAAAAGTCCCATCCGAAATCGAAGATATTTTACTTCACGCCAACAAAAGACAAAGTTTTCAGGAATTTTTCCAAGAAGTTGCTACAAAATCACTGCTAAATACCTGCGGAATTCTCGTAGATTCGCCTTCGTTTGATCCAAACGAAATCAAAACCCAAGCGGCACGCAAAGCAGCCGGTTTACAGCCTTACCTGGTCCTTTACGAACTCAATCAAATCCGTGATTTTTCCGTAAATGAAGCAGGAGAACTTCTTTGGATACTTCTTGATAATACGTACGAAGAAGACGAAGATCCTTTTCGTAAAAGAAAAACGATAACACAATATCGACTTTGGACAAAGACAACTTATCAAGATTTTACGAAAGGGGATAAAGATCAGATCGTTACTGCACAAGCGATACCTCACAATATCGGGAAAGTTCCGTTCGTTTTTGTAAGTTGGAACGATAAGACAAAGACACTCATAAATCAAACCGTCTTTGAAGACATTGCAATAATTGATAAAAAAATCTATAATTACCTGTCCGTTGCAGACGAGGTAATCTATTCAGGTTCATTTGCTCTTTTTGCCTATCCAGGTAGCATTCCGGACGCAATTGAAAAATCAGGACTTGCAAGTCTTGATTGGATTACATTTGATTCCAATTCCAGTCACCTTCCTACGTTTATAAGCCACGGAATCGAAGCATTGTCTGGAATCGTATCCTTTATAGATAGCCTTGCAAAAAAAATTCTCCAAAAAGTCGGCCTCGATAAAGACGAAGAAAAGTCTGGAGTTCAATCGGGAAAGGCAAAATTGCTTGAATACAAAGTTGCAAACGCTTTTCTTTTATCCGGTGCGACGCGACTTGAAAAGGCCGAAATTGAATGTCTTGAACTTGCACTCAGTTGGCTAAGCTCCGAATTAAAAGCGTCCGAGATTTCAGTTACCTACAAAAAGAAATTCGAATCTGTTGATATTGACAAAGCAATCAACACACTCCTTACGATCTTTAACGATCTTAAATATACTGCCGTCAAGAAACGAGTTGCAAAAGAAATCGTGAACACGACGTTTCCGGAAATTCCGGAAAAAGAAAAAAATGAACTCTTCGATGAAATTGATAACACGAACGAAGACGAGCTTCCCGGTTTCGTAAAGAAATACATCGAAGAGCAAAGCAATAATTCGGCTGCCCCTTCCGACAATGGGGCAAAGAAGACTAACGGAAGTTCCTCCGACACAGGAACGAAACTAAATCCGGGTGGCGATCCCGATAACAGCGCAAGCGGTTAAAAACCGAGACAGGAGTAAGTATGTTTTTAAGGAATGAGCATAGAGTTATGGAAGAGGACAAAGGTGGCGAAGGTCAAGGTGGTGCTGGCGAAGGTGGCACAGCAAACGAAGAATTTGTGGAACTTAACATTGCCGGAACTTCTCATAAGGTTCCTAAAGCCGTTGCGCAAGCATTTGGTTCTTTGAACAAAAATCTTCGAACAATGGAATCCGATTACAAAACTCTTAAAGATACAGCGACGAGCGCGAAAGGTGAGGAATATCAGGAGTTACTTGCAAAATTTCAGGAACTTGAATTAGAAAAACTTCCGGAAAAGGAAAGGGAAGCGATACGTCTTAACGGAGAAGTCGCAAAACTGAAAGGGCTCCATGAAGTGGAATCGAAAAACTCTGCACGATACAAATCACTGTTCTACGAGAATGCGATTCAAACCGCAATTAACGCGGCGCTCTCCAGCCATGAACTATACGATGCTGAACAAACCTCGCAACTATTGAGAGTGTATGGTAAACCGGCACTCATCGAAGATACAAACGGTGGATTCAGAGTCGTATTAAACATGGATTTCGATGGGAACGGCGTCCAAGAGTTCGACCCAAAAGAAGGGGCGGCAAAATGGCTCGGCCTTTCGAAAAATGCAAACTTACTCAAAAACAATTTAAACCCAGGCGCAGGGACACCGTCCGGTGGAAAGTCTGGGCCCGGCGGTTCTCGTGTATTTACACCTGAGTCTTGGCAAAGGGAATTCTCCAATGCAAAGGATGAGAATGCACGAAAGGAACTCATGCGAAAAGTTAAATCCGGGGAATATGTCGTAAAAACAGCCTAAGGAGAATTATAAATGGCTAATACACTTCTCAATCTAATTCAGACATATCTATTGCCGCAGGTTCTTCCTGTGCTTAGAGAAAGTCTTCAGATGCCTGCTTTGATTCGTCGAGATCTTGACGATGTAGCACAAAAAAAAGGCGACACGATTCGTGTTCCTTTACCGCAAAACATGGGACCAGCTCAGAACATGAACACTGCAACAGGATCAACATCGACCGATCTTGATGATCCGTATGTTGATGTGAAACTCGACCATTGGAAATATAAACAATTTCAAATGGACGACAAGGAAATGATGGATTCTCTTTCGGAAGCAATCATTCCGTCTGGTGTAGAGGGCGCAATCAAATCACTTGCTAACGATATTGATCTATCACTCTTATCTCTGTACAAAGATATTCCATATTTTTCAGGGACGGCGGGAGTAACTCCAAGCACTGCAGATTCGATTATCGACGTTCGCAAGGCATTGCAAAAAAACCTTGTTCCACAAGACAGTCGCAAGCTAGTGCTTGATGTCGAGGCCGAAGCGAATTTTCTCAATATCTTCAAGGATGTCGATAAAACAGGTGAAACCAGCGCTTTGAGAGAAGCGTCAATTGGAAGAAAATTCGGTTTTGATACCTACTCAGACCAACTCGTTCCTTTCCACACAAAGGGAACCGCAGCTGGATCTCTTCAGGTAGCTGGAGCTGTTGCACAAGGTGAAACTGCTATGAACATCGACGGGGCAGGGGCATCTCAAACTTTGAAAAAAGGTGACCTCCTTACGATTGGCGCCCTTCAGTTCGTAGTAACTCAAGATATTACAGCAAACGGATCAGGTGTTTTCACTGGTGTGCGGTTATATCCAGAAGCTCCTGTTGGTGGAATTGCGGATAATGTAGCGATTACGTTAATTGGAAGTCATACGCCAAATTTAGCGTTTCACAAAGACGCTTTTTGTTTAGTGATTAGATCTTTAAAAGACGAAGAATCCGAAAGTTCAACAATCGCGGCTGCAAAAGATCCGATTTCCAACATTCCATTGAGGGTAGAAACCTGGAGAGAGGCCGGGAAAGCGACAAGATTTTGGCGCTTTGATATTCTATATGGATTTGCAACACTCAGACCAGAACTTGCAGCGAGACTATTGGGATAAAACCAAGATCCGGGAAGAAATTCCCGGTTAGGAAAAATTATGGAAATTGAATACATTACACTAAGGAAGAAGACCGCGAAGGGAATTTTCCCGGTCCAGGTTCCACCGCATCGCATCCTTTACCATTTGGAGAACGGTTATCTTCCTCCCGAAGGAGTTTCCGAAGCAGATGCACTGAAATCGGCAAAAAATTTTTTCGAGCAGCATCAAGCAAAACTCGTGAAAGAATCGAAAGGTGAAAAGCAAACAGAGCCAGATTCCAGTAAGAAGGAGGCGACTCCGAAAGCGACATCTCCGAAGGAAAAGAAGAAGCCCGAAGGAGTTTCCGAAGCGGATAAAACCGCAGATACGCAACCGGCACAACCTGCCGAAGAACAACCAACTCAAACCGAAGACTCTCATGGAGTAGAAGGACAGTAACCGTGCGTTTCGGACTGGTGACAATCAAAGAAGCGGATGACTTTCTTCAATATCTCTCAGGTGGAAACGCCTGGAGAGATATAAAGAGAAAGGAATATTACGCTTCTGGAATGGTGACAGCGATCGGGACAGCATTGGTCGGGTTCGATGTTGATTTTACCGCAGGAGTGACAGCCCTTGTAGTAGGGGAAACTCTCGATATTGATTTCCAGCTTGTCAAAGTTGTATCTATCGAAGGGCCGCTTAACGCAACGATTGAACCTATCGAACAAGATGTCATCACACCAGTCCGTTTTCGTAGAATTCCGGATACTGAGGTTGCTTCTCTTCTTGCTCTTTACGAGAGAAAGAGAGAAGCACTCGTGACAGCGGACATCAAACTTACTAGCTCGACTGCATTTAGATACGATCTCGTCTCTTCGGAAACTCTTCGAAAAGCGCAGATCGTTTTTGCACTTGAGCTTTTTAAAAACCCAACTGGAAACAAACACGCTGAAAATCGTGCAAACGGGATTCAGTCTTATTCGATCTCTGACATGAGTTACACGTACAAAACCGGCTCCATCCAGGACATTCCGGAATCGGTTTTTGATCTCGTAAAAAAAGAAGGCGCTCCAGGTGCAGGTATGTTTGGACAAGGGAGGTTTGTATAATGGATCAGGCTGACCAGTTCATGCAAGAATTGGCCGAAAGACAATTCAAATTTCTCCGCACACTACTATCAGACGTTGAACACCGTCTTGATAAGTATATTACAGAATACGCATTAAAAGTGAAAGAATATCTTATTTCGGTAGGACAGATTCCTGGAAATTACGAGTTGTTTGTTGAACGTAGATATAAAGAGATCATTGCCCTGTACGATGAATATCTACTAACATTTCAAGGAGGAATTGCACCAACTCTTTTCCCAGTCTACAATGATGGTCGGAGAATAATTGAATTATTCTTACACAAATCTGGAATCAATTATTCATCAGGTGTGATTGATTCAAAAACAATTTCTGCTCTTGTCCGAGATGCCTCTCATGATTTCCGAGTTGCTATTGATTCGTCAAAGGACATGTTTAAATCTTTTTATAAACTTTCGAAACAAGGAATTTTTACAGAAAGTGAACTTTCAATTGCGGCTGCAAAAGGAATTTCTTTCCGGGGTAGTCCTGGTGACGTTCATCGAGCAATCCGCAACCTGTTCATAAATTCTGATATTCGTAAAACTAAATTCACTACTCTTTTTTCGGCAAAGGACAGAGAAACGAGACAGTTTTTTATAGATAAATTTGGAGAAAAGAAATTCTTAGAGTTAGAAAAGAAAGGCTCTAAGTTATTAAACAAACAATATATCCGAATCGTGAACAAGAACGGTGACGACATGTATTTTACAGTCGATCGTTATTCCGAATTCGTCGCAAGATCACGAATCACAGATTCCCAGGTGTCCGGATCGATTGAAGAAGGTGGACGAGCAGGAATCATTCTTTATAAGGTTCCTGGACATCAAACAACTGCAGACGTTTGTAAACCGCATGAAGATGTAATCTATACAACAAACAAGGAATTGTCAGAAGCAGGCGTTTTTCCGTTCCTCTCACAACAGAATAAACCTGGTTATCACCCGATTTGTTCCCATAGAATTTTCCCTTATCCTATTTCAAAATCACAACTCTATTTGATTACAGTACAGAAGGCCGGATCGAACTTTGCAAACGCCTGGTTCCAAAAGCGTGGGTATGTCGTTCCTGTAGGAGTCGCCGCGTGATCATCAAAGTTATAAAGCCCGTTTACGATAGATATAACGAGATTATTCCAAATCAAACAACCACGATTGAAGTAGATGCGATAAGAGTAACGTCATCAACACAAATCAAAAAAAGTCCAGAAGGAGAACCACAATACACTTCTGTGAAAATAATTTTTCCAGCAGGATCGAACGTCCAATCGAGAGATAAGATTAAGTGGGAAGGAAGAGACTTATCTATTATTGATTTTTATTCCGCAAAAGACGCACTTGAAAACGAAGAATATATTCGGGTGTTTGCATAATGGGTTGGGATACAAATCAAGAAAAATTCGACAAACAGATGGATCGGCTTGCGTCAATAGGGAACGGCAACCCTGAAGATCCATTAAAAACTGTTTTAAAGGAAGGACTTTTTAAGTTGAATGATATTATTCAGAACACAAATCCACAACCTCAAAGGCAAACTGGGAACATGAAATCTGCATTTGAAATTCATGTTGGAACGGACTTTGTGGAAGACGGAAAAATTCCAGCACCTGGTCGATTGAAAATTCTTCTTTCTCCAAATCTAAACGGACTTAGTCCGAACGAAGGTCGTCTTTTCTACATTGCGCCTTATGCACCTGCACAGAATGCCGGACAGATGAAACGTTTAGGCAAATTGATCACTTTAAAACCAACAAAACCAGGAACGGGACCAGGTTGGTTTACGAAACTAAATCAATCTTCAAATAAGCAAGTTATTCACGATTTTATATCAGAAAGACTTTCTGAAGTTATAGGCGAAGAGGCAAACACGTAATGATTCCAGCGGACTCAGACATCAAAGAAGAACACATTGTAGAATATATTGTATCGTGGTTACGAACTCTTCCACAGTTGTCTTCTGTCACAAATAAAATTCAAGCTTTTGAATTACTTCCAGATTCACCAGTTGATTCAGTCCTTGTTCTTTTGTCGGAATATGGAAAACCTAAGCCAGAAACATTCGCAGAATCTTATATAGAAATTGTTTCTTGCGGGAAAACACTGCGCTCCGCAAGAGAAATTGCATTCTTAATTTATGATACGCTTCGGTATCGTTTCCAGGTAATGCTTCCAACTCCATTTCCGCTTCCGCAAGGAATGACAGTGGACCAACTCCCACCGATACAGTTGAAAAAGATTGCGGCTTCTGGTCGGATTCGCATCGCAGGTAACCCGATGAATGGCGAATACCGTTATAGCACTACATTTATTTTTAGTTAGGAGGAATCGTGGAAGACAAAAGTAAAGAAAAGCTTGTTGTCCTAATTCGTAAGACTCGAAACGGCGATATTACGGCAAAGGTAAACGAATCAGAAGTTGAAGAGTTTCTGAAAAGTGGGTTATATAGACGTTTAACCGAAACGGAAGAGTTAAAACTCTATCCGAAAGAGGAAAAGTCACCTGAAACGCAAAAGGTAACTAAGGTAAAAAATGACTGACGTAATTAAACCAGAAGGCACATCGCCTTTAGGTAGACCTACGGGTCACCTCGGTCCAGTAACAGGACGAGTAGGAATTCCTATCGCACGCAGGCCAGTCGAAATTGGAAATATCACCACAGTCGCAGGTTCGACTATTATTACGGGATCTGGAGGGACTGACTTTACAAGAATCGAACAAAGGGCAAGACTCAAAATCAACACTTTGAACGGGCCTGAAAATGGATTGGTTAAAGTTAAGAATATAATTTCAGCAACTCAGATTGAATTGTTTGAACCAGTTGGTGTTTCACTTGCAAATCAATCGTATAAGATCGCGGATCAGTATGATCTAGGTCTCGCAATTGATTCGTCGATGAAAGAATCTCGTGGGTACGCTGACTTTATAGCAATGCAGACCGGAAAAGCGGCATATAAGAAAATCCTAAATTCTTATTTTGTGACCGTTGAGGTTCAGTTATTGGAACCAGTTTTAGAACTTCTCCAAAAACTTGATCCTGGATTTAAGATCAATGTCGATGCGTTAACAGGGATGATTAAAGGTGCAGCACAAACCGCTTCTTTGTGGGAAGACATTTTACAAGGTAACGGGCTCGAACTTTCTCTTACCGCGCTCACTGCTCCAAAAACACCTTCGATCGATCCTATGGATACGATAACTTTCCCAGCGACTCGTATCTATCCAGCAGGGGAATGGATGTTTCAAGGTGACAATCCAATTGCCCTAAAAGTTGCGTTCGAAGCACAGTTAGACGAAAGAACAATGTTCAAAGGAAGGCCGGTAGCATACTACCTTGGTGATTTAGGAGCATAACATGGATCAAACAGGGAAAGAATACTCTAAAAAGTTTTATCCTGCTTTGATTAAGACTGAAGACGGGGAAGTTGAAATCCCCGTCTTTCGTTCTGACGTCGGATTACACTTAAGACTATCTAAAGTAAACGCTCAAATTAACAAGATTCGAGAAGAATACATTGGGCTATTTGCAGAATCATTTCAGCTGATTGATGAAGCTTATCAAGATTATCTTGATAATATCGAACTGATCAATCTTGATAAAAAACCAGACGAGAAAAAAGAATTAGCAATCGACAAGATCGGGTTTGCAACACACTACACGACTCTTGCGGATCCTAAATTTGTTGAGAAAATTGATAAATGCGAAACAGCAAGTTTAGCAAAAGCAGAAGAATTCCTAAATACTCTTTTGGAAAAATTTCGTGTGCTTGTTCATGATTCGGATTCATATATTGATATTTTCAATTCTATTCCTTTTAGTGGAACGGATTTTACCGGGTTAACACAATTTACGAATTCACTTGAAACTGAAGCACGAAAATACCGTGGAGAGGGTACTCTAAAAAAGTAGATCCGGACGCGGAACGATTACTTGAAGAAATTCGTTTACGTAAGTCCGGACATTCGTACGAAGAAATATCTAGATATGATTGGGATGAGATTAGGGCTAGAATTATGGCTCTAGATATTCTTGATCTTGAAGAAGATATAAAGTGGATACTTCGTATGTTTTACGGACAAATCGCAGATCCAGAATTATTTAAAAAGAAAGTCAAAGAATTTGAAAACAAAGCATATCTCTTACGTGGAGTTGATACTAGCTCAATTACAAAGTCTTTAGAAGAACTTTTTTGGGAAAATAAGAAACGTGCAGAAGGCACTTGGAAAGATATGAAAGAACAGTTCACGCAAGGTAACGCAATAGATACGACTTCTAGTTAAGTGGAACCGTTATATACGTCTCTCAAGATTGATACCGCGCAATTCAGACGCGAATTAATCGAGATGAAAAAACACGGTCTTGATCTTTCGAAATCATTCGAGAGAGCAGGGATTTCTATCGCCAGTGTCTTTGATCCGAAGACTCCGAAAGTTGCGATAAACTCAATAGCATCCCTCGAAGATAAGTTATCACGTCTCGAAACAAAATACAAAAGACAAGAGATCGGTTCTGCTTCATTTAATCGACTATCAGCATCGATTAAAGAAACAAAAAAACAACTCGAAGACGCCAATAAAGCAACTCAAGATTTAGAGAAGACAACAGGCGGATTAAAGGCCGCATTCACAATGGCGTTCTCTGGCGTTACTGCTGGAGCTCTCATTTCAAGCGTTCGTTCCGTTATGGACGAAGCGGAAAAAGCAAAGAACACAATGCGCGGTCTTGCGGCCGTCACTCAATTTCAATTTGGAAAAGAAGCCGTACCCGATGCAATTGATAGCGTTCGAAAACTGTCAAGTGAATTAAATCTTAACAAAGATTCTATTGCTGCTGCTTACAAAAACTTTATCTCGATGGGTTATTCCGTTGAGCAATCTACAAAATTAATCAAGGCTCATGCAGATGTTGGCTCGGTATCACGTCAATCCAACTATTCCCTAGCCGAATCTATCGATGTAGCGTCACAAGGTTACAAAAATCAGAACTCCGTTCTTTCCGACGCAACTGGTATTCAAACGAATATTTCCAAGATGCTCGATAAACACGGCATGAAGATGGACGACTTGTCCAGTGCGACAACAAAAGCCGCAGCCCTTCAAGCGCTATATAATGAAACGTTAAAAGAAGCAGAAGCGTTTCAAGGTAAGGCCGCAGAAGCGGCAGCCGGGTACGCCGGGTCAATGGGAGTTTTAGAAAAGAATTCTGCTGAAACTCGTGTTGCCCTCGGGAACCTTTTCCAAGAGTCCCTTCTCCCAATGATCAATTTGGCTGGAAAGGGAACTGGCTTCCTAGCCGGATTCTTGTCTGGTAGCGAAAGGACAACCGAACTTAAAAAACAACTCTCAGACCTTGGGGATCAAATTAAAAAAGTTCCACAGGGAACAGAAGAGTGGAAGAAACTCGATAATCAGATTAAGAAAACTGAATCTGAACTCGAAAAACTTGGGCCTACTGCGGGCCATGTATCAAAGTCGCTTATTGTTGCGGGAACGTCCGGGCTTACTCTTTACTCATCTCTTGTTACGATCACAAAAGGTTTAGAGATGGCCGGTGTTGCAGGAGCCGCGAACTGGACAAAGATTCTAGGTCCTCTTGCACTTGGTGTTACTGCAATGGCTTTCGTCATTGACGTTTCGTACCGAATGAGTAAGGAGGAAAACGAAAAGTTTGGGAAAGATGAAGCTAAGGCGTATGCAGATAAATCTGCAGCAGAAATACGTAACGCATACGAAAATCTTGAGTTAATTGCAAATCTTACAACCGCACACGAAGCAATAAATGAGGAAACATATAAAAGTCAAATTAACTTGCTTAAAGCGTACGGTGTTGAAGTTGATAAGCTATACGGAAAGATGGAAAGGGCTGCACCCGATGGGAAAGACCTTTTCGGACTTAAAGTAGATAAAGCCAAAGCCTTAGTCTCGGAATTAAAAGAACTTGAAAAACAAAAGCAAAACCTAAATAAGCCCACATCTCCTAAAATTAGCGAGGGTGGATCGGGGAAACTCAAACAAGATTTATCCGAACAAAAACGTCTTATAGAAGAGTTTTGGAAAGCGAATCCTTCGACAGTCAAAATTGTTGCAAGTATTCAATCGCAATCTTTTGAATATCTAATCAAACAACTGAGAGATTTTTCACAACGCAAAGGGGCCAAGATCCCACTTGAGTTGGATGGGAAAAAAATCTCGATCGATGAAATCAAAGATAAGGATCAACTCGAACGCGTTGTAAACGCTCTATCGAAGAAATATAAGATTTCACCAGACGTTGTTTTAAAACTAAAGCCAGACAATTTAACTGAACTTGATATGATGCTGGATGCAGCAAGAAGAGAAATTGACGATAAGATGAAAGCCGGAAAGTTGAATCCGAAAGAAGGATTTAAGCTACACGCAAATCTCAACCGCGCAGAAGATTTTGACAAGGTAAACAGAAAACTCCAGGAATACCGTAGCAACTGGGAGCAATCAGTTGGGCCAATGACACAAGTCGAATCTCAAGCTTTTGAGATTGGCCAACAAATCAATTATGCGACAAATAAATCTCAAGGATTCTTACAATCTGTAACGGCCTGGGGAAAAGTTGGGTTGAGTGTTGTAAGTCAACTTGGTTCCGCATACGTTCAGGTAGCACAAGCACAGGCCCAAGTCGCACAAGTCCATTCGCAAAATCAAATTCAACAAATACAGTTTCAGGCGCAAGTTGCGGAACGAATTTTAGACGCACAGTTACAAGCTTTTCTTTTGGCAAAAGATGCAGAGTTAGCAAAACTCCAAGAGACCCTTGATGCAATGGCCCAAGCTGAACAGGAATATGAAGCTGATAAACAAGCCAGAAGAGATGCGGAAGCGGAAAAAATCCGCCAGCACAATAACGAACTATATAACGAGGACGCGAAACGTCTTGAAGAACAATATAATCTCAAATACATCCAGCTCGAAAAAGAACACGGTGACGACATTGATTTCGAATCCAGAAAAAAGGAACTTTTTGCACAACTACAATTAGAAAAGGACGAATTAAGGAAGAGATATAACGACAAAACAACTGCGGATATTAATAAGTCAGAAAAAGACCAAAATGCAAAGGACGAAAAAAAGAAAAAGGAAGACGAAAAGAATCAGAAAGCTATTGCGGAAGAGCAGAAAAGAATAGAAGCCGAAAAGGCAGCCGCAACTGCAAAAACTGAAACTGACAAACAAAACGCAAAACGTCTTTCCGCTCTTATAGAGTGGCAAGCAGGAAAGACTGCGTTCGAAGCAAACAAAAAAGCCCAAGTTGCACAAGCGGCGTTTGGTATGGCGCAAGCAGCAATCCAAGGAGCTATTACTTTTGCTTCGATGGTTGCAGGTTACACTGCGGCCGGTGCGGCGTTGGCTGCCCCAACTTTAGGTGTATCCATGATGACAATGCCCGCGATCGGGTTAGCTGCTGGAGCCGCATTAGGTGGTGTAGTCGCTGGAGCAGGAGTAGTGGCTGGCACAATGGCATTGTCCGCAGCCCAATCTCAACAATATCCGCCGTTTATGGCCTTTTCTGGTGGTGGACTTGTACAGGGAGGAATTCCCGGAAAAGACTCAGTTCCCGCTCTCTTGATGCCACAAGAAACGGTGGTTCCCGAAAAAGGGTGGTCATCCTTGGAATCGCAGATTGCGGACCGACTAACGCAAAACGTCACAAATCGATCTGGTGACATTCATTTAACCTGGGCACCTTCTTACACTGGCGGAAATATCCCAGATTTTCAGCAGCAATATGCAGTTTTTAAAAATTGGTTCCTAACAGACCTAAAAGAAGCCGGGGTTTTGGGTTGATAGTAGGCAACAATTTGAAAATCGTATGCAAAAAGGGGACTTTATGAAAATAAAATTTTTAATATTAGCATGTTTAGTTTTTTCGTTATGGAGTTGTTCGATCAAATATGCACCACAACGACTAATCATTCGAAAAGAGATTCTCGTTTTTTGCATGAATGTCGAGGTTACAAGTTGTGGAGGAAATGCTTCGGGTTGTGACGATGGAAAAACGTATGAATGCGAGCAAGATGTGATGTTAGAACCTTATTTTAAAGGCATGGAAATTGAAAAGAGAATCATGGCTAAGCAGGAGAGAGAGAAAAAGGGATTATGAAATTTATTATCGAAGACAGCCTAGGCAACACATATAGGGACACACTTGATCCGTGTGTTCTCGTGTCTCCAGTTGACTTCGATCTTTCAGAGAGTGCAACACCCCGATTAGAACAGTGGGGTTCTGTAGACAACTCGAACCCATATATTGCCTCAAGAAAACTCACTCTCTGGATTTCAAAATCTTTTACAAACGATTCGGATTACTTTTATTTTAAATCAAAAACTACCGCTTTCTTTTTGAATAATAAGCCACCATTCTACCTTGTCGATGTCGCTAATCGAAGAAGGACAAGAGTAAAGTTCTCAAAATTTCCGGAACAATTTGATAAAGGGAATGAAGCGAGAATAGAGAAGGAAGTTCCGTTAGAGTTTATTCTTAATGACGTCCTTTGGGAAGACGATGAAGAATCCGATTCGGATTTCCTCCTTCTCGCTTCTGGAGGTTCGCATGAATTAGAACTTCCAGACAACTATCTCGACGGTTACGGAATCTTCGAACTTGAGGCCGTATCGGATTATAACCCTGATTTTTCTTTTGATCTTTTCGACGAGAACGGAAAGGGCTTCGCAACGATCCGGATACAAAGCCTTACATTTTCGAATTCCACCGAAGTTAACAAGTGGATGAAAATCGATAACGATTATGGCAAGATTTACATTGGAGGTAGACCGAATCCAAATACAGTCATCACCTACTCAAAAAATAATCTACTCTGGACGGGTGGAAACTTTCTTAGATTCCGTGCGGGGATGAACCGGATCGTATATACCTCTATCAACTCTTCACCAATTCTTTTCCGATTGCGATCCCGTGGACGGAGGTCAAACTAGTGGGCTACGCAACTTTCGAGGGGGCAACTTACGGACACGGAGAAAAGGCTGGTGATCCGACCGGTTTCGGATCCTGTTACGGAAGTTCGGTAAAAGGTGAACCTACTCAAAGTACAATTTTCCAAGAATATTCCGGCGGACCTGATGAAGATTCTCAAGTGCAATTTACAACTAGCTCTGGAGCCCTGACAGCAAAATTCCCGCTTGGTGTAAAATACCCGATCGTCTCTAGTTTGAAATACGTTGTAGACGAAACCGGTTCTAAGTCTGGGGAAATGAAACTTGCAAAAAAGCCAGACATTCCTCTCCCTCGTTTTGCTTCGTTTAAGACTCGGATTGACGACAAGGACGTATTCAAAGGATATATCTATGATCCACCTTCCCAGTTCCAAAAAAATAAAAACGATTTATCATACAAAATGTATGGGATGCGCAAACGCCTTGAAGAAGTTACAATAGAAAATGATCTCAGATGGAATATACAAAGTATTGAAATAACTGGAACGGATAACACAGACGCAATTATTAGAATTTCTGCAAACTCAGTCTATCCGCAAAATCTTTCCTCCGCAACCATCGGCCCAGGAATGAGAGTGAGGATTGGAGAAACTGAAGATTCAGAAAATGAAGGGTATTTCGAAATCTCGGATTTAATTGATAGCCTAACTCTCCGAATTCACAACCCGAGTGTTATTGCACAGACTGTGATCAAGGGGTATATAGAAATATATCCGATTGAGTGGAGTGAACAAACGACACTGATCTCGGATCTTGTTGAACAAGTTTTTAAAAAATACGGACAAAGAATTCCACTTTTTTATTCCAAAAATCTAATACAACCAACGGTAGGGAGACAAACACTTGGCTGGTTAGATATAGGAGGAATGACACTTTGGAAATTCGTTGATCTCATACAGCACATGCTTGGTGGACAGTGGTTTGTTGGGGTCGACGGAAATGGATATTATTTTTTACAGGAAAAAAGAACAACTCCAATTGATAAATTATCGACTGGATTTGATTATAACGACATTGAATTTAAAGAAGACACAGAATGGATTTGGAATAAAATAAAACTATTTGTCAAAGACGAAAACGGAAGTGGATCTAAACTACTTTGCGAAATAGAAGACCTCCCTTCCCAACACAAATATGGCGTCAAAGAACCTTCGGGTGGCGGAATTGACGTCCCCGCATCATTTACGGAAGAAATCGGAATGCAGTATCTTCAAGGAATTCTCGCTGTTCGCAAGGATCCCCGATGGGTTATTACAATTAACAACGCCCCATTTAAATATTACGAATTTGGAGACTACACCATTCCCTCGCCTCCAGGTGATTATGTGCAGACATTAGGAGTAATTGAGTCCCTAACAGGATGGGTCAACTCTGACACAACAAAGGCCGTTGTTTCCCTCGAAAATACAATGGCAATTGAGGGGGCATTTTCCCAAAAATTTATTCTCCAAAATGCTGACAGCGTAACTTACCGGAAAACCGTCAACAGAAAAGTTTACTCATTACAGAAAATTTTATTTTGGGTCTATTGCACAGAAGCAGAAGACTGGGTAGCGAATCCCGGCGGGTCTATAATTTTTTCGGTTGGTGAAACTACATTCAACGAACACCCGTTTCCGCTATCCATCGGAATCAAGGATTCTTGGATTCCGTTCGAGTGGGATGTATCTGATTTAGGAATTCAAAAAATTGGCGAAATCGGACTTACCTTTAAAAATGCTAAAAACTGTATTCTTTATATAGACGACATTCAATTTCTATCGCACACGACTATCGACTTTGTGGTCCCACTGAAAGAAGTAGAATACAATCAGGGAACAAAAAGATTCTGTAAGTTGTCTTTTGGATCGAAAGACAACCGTTTTGAAAACTACCTAGCAGGGTATCTAACTCAAATTGAAACGCAAAAAATAATGATTAGAAAATAATGGCACTACCACCAATTCCTATCGGTCTACAGTGTATTGACTGGAGATACGACGAGCAGGAAGGCAAATTCATTCCACAGGAAATAACAAGTGAAGTACACTCAGTAATCGAAATCCCTGAATACGGAGGGAAGCGCGGTTTCAAACTTTTTGAACGCCCTTTAGATGACGGATCAATCCAAGTTTATAAAGGGAATTCTAACGCGGACAAAATATTAGAAAACAGGCAATCTCGTGTTACATCTGTTGCGACTGGCTCACAATATTTTCTTGCGCCACGCGTTGGAATAGTCCTAGTACCGATAGATACACCAATTGGATCCCAATATATTGTTCAGTATTTTGGAGTAGGATCAGTCAAGAACGTCCAAAATGACTTATATATAGAACAACTTGCACTTGCTGAAAAACTATCTCGTGATGGATCTCTACCGATGTTAGGGAATCTGAACGCAAATCTTAATAAGATTATCAATCTTGCAGCCGGAACCAATCCAAATGATTCGGTAAGACTTTCGCAATTAACGACGGTGATAAACAATCTTGCAGCCGAAGTGGCCGCGAGAACAAACGCGGATAATTCGATAAATGGTCAACTAGGTCCGCTTGTAAATCTCATCAAGTGGGTAGAGGCGTCTGTAAATGTGCGTGATTACGCAAACGACCCAAACGGAGGCCCGAGCGGAAAACTCGGAATGGAGGCTTACGCTCCGCGACGAGGGACTCTTTTTTGGCGAAACACTGGAGCAAACATTAGCGGATGTGGATCCTATGGATCCGGTAGCACTCCGTTTCAGATTATTGATACTGGAAGCCAATTTGAATTCCGGTGGACAAGCTCAAGCAATGCCCGTATGGAGTGGATGCTTTTAAAATGGTAAACCTCTCATGAAAGAATTAAGATTATTTATGAGACGTGGTGAAGATTTCGCGCATTTTTTTGAATCTTCTGATTTAGAAAACGCGACTGTTTTTTGTCAATTTGCTAGGGTTGGATCAAACAGAAGACAAGAATCAAAAGAATATTTTGAAACTCAAATTGACTTAAGTGGTTATTGGATTCGCAAAAGTACTATGGAGACGGACCTACTCAGTCCAGGAACATATCAATATGATGTACTTGTTAAACGAAATGATCCTGTTTGGAAAACGCATGTTAAAAACTCCATAGAGTATGGTGGGATTCTAGTAATAGAATAAAATGAAGCAACACAAACCGATTATTACTTATCAAAACGAATCGACTGTAATAAATTTTACGGGTATCCAGAATATCGTAAATCCATATGCAACTATTCGCTTACAGGTTAAAAAAAATCCTAAAGCAACGAAAATAGAATTGTCTATTGATTTGTTACCAACAGATCCAGGTGCTAATTGGGCCCAAGGGATTGTTGTGGCTTATGTCCAGCCAGGACACACCGTAGGGATGTTAGGAGACGAACAATATTTTTACGATTTGCTGATTTCGCGATCTGGTGTAAAAAATTATGATTATTACGGATCGTTTAAATTAATCGGTACAATCACACGAGATGGTGACGTAAGTGACCCCACTCAAGTACAATCAATTTTGGCAATGCTTGCATCAACGAATACCGGCCTCGGTGCTTGGCTGATTGGTGTTGATGCGTCATATTGGACGACAATCCTTGGATCACCGAATTTAATATTAGAGCGTTGCCTCCGTTGGCTCCGAGAAAATAAACTATCAAAACTAAATCCATTTGCTGGACAGAGACTACTTAAATCAGGTGCAACTGACTTGGACGTCCTCGAAACTGGAATCACAATCGACACACAAAACAACATAACCGGCGTCCCCAGTCTTTCGATTGTCAATGCACCGACCAACGCGGACCACGCGACCCGACGCGACTGGGTTGAATCAGAAATGTCTGCACGTATCCAGGCAGCCATAAACGGGCTTGTTAACGGAGCTCCGGAAACAGCAGATACGTTCCGTGAAATTTTCGAAATGCTGAACAACGATCCGCATTTCGCAACAACGATTTTTTCCGCGCTTGCAACTAAAATTCCAATCGTGGAAAAGGGAGTTGCAAATGGTGTTGCAACATTAGGACAAGATGGGCTTGTCCCGTCGTCGCAACTTCCGCCGAGTGCTGCAAGCGTAACCTCTGTTAACGGACAAACTGGGGTTGTAGTAATACCCACCCCAGTCGTCTCCGTTAATGGTCAAACTGGTGCAATAATAATTGATACAATCCCCCTTGGTTGTGTCGTAGAGGACCCATTTGACCAACTGGATTCAACAAGATACAAAGTAATCAATAGTCAGGCAATCTCAAGAACAACCTACTCTGCACTTTGGAATTTAGTTAACCGAACTGTTGCAAGTATAACACCCGCAACCGATAGAATCAACGTGACCGCACATGGATGCGTTGAGGGTCAACTCGTAAAGTTCTCTTTTACCGGTGGCGGAATTACAGCATTAACAAATTATTATGTACGTAACCCGACAGCAAATGACTTCCAAATTTCGGCAACTGCTACCGGAGCGATTATAGACCTAACGTCATCACAAGCCGGAACAATGCTCGTCAATGCGGAATATGGTTTTGGTGATGGGTCTACTACGTATAACATTCCAGATCGACGTGGGATCTTTGCACGAGGCGCGGGCGTCCACGGAACTAGAAATAAAATGGCCGGTGGAAACTATGACGGTGGAGCCGTTGGGTATGCCGGACAAGATCAAATCTCTGATCACTCTCACACCATTACTTATAACAACGTGTTAGGTATTGGTGGAGGTGCTGGAGGAAATTGGTTTAACTCTGGGACTACTGGAACTTTTTATGTCAGTATTGCTCTGTACGGTCCAGTTGCAAATGGCGCCAACGGAACACCACGATTAGGCAATGAAACAACCCCTGCATATGTAGCGGTAAAATACAAAGTGAGGGTAGCGTAATGAATTATATATTAGAAAAATCAAATAAACAAGTCATCTGGATCAACACGGATCCAAACGAACTTACGGGTGTAGAAGCCTGGGGAAATTTTAAACCAGACCAGCACGAGATTGTGTATTCACACCACTACAATCCACAAATCGGGGAAACGTTTGCTGCAGTGATTAAAGACGGAGTGGCGCAAGATTTTGTCTCTAAAAAAGTATATAACAAAACAACTGGCAACGAAAGAGTCCTGCTAAGCTGGGAAGATAAAATAGATCCAGAGACAGAGACGGAAAACGAACCGCTAAAAGATTCGAACGAAAAATTAGTAGAGTATCAAAAATATACGGATTCCGGTTGGATAATTAATCAAGAGCGCAAAAAAGAAGCTCTGTTGGAGAGAAATAGTCAGATCTTCTATTCTAAACTTGGTTCTTATAGAGGCACAGTTGACTACAAAGGAACCGCTTGGGACTCAGGTAAAACCTATTTAGAGAATATTCAAAAAACATTAACTCTTTACAATAAGCAGCTTATTTCATCCATTCCGGAGTGGCGGGCTGCGGATAACCAATTTTACCTTTTAGATGCAACGGAGCTGTCTAAATTATCAGATTTGATCGAATTAGATCTTTTTAACGCAGGTCAAAGCTTGTATGCCAAAAAATGGCGCTTCGAAGTTGCCATAAACGACAATCCTAACGTAACAGATTCCGAACTGTCTGCTTTATGGCAATAGATCTTTACTTTGACGATTGTCTCGATAGGATACCAAGGCTTCTGATGAGCGAGTTGCGTCTTTTTGATATAAACAAAGGATGGGACCCACCACCGTGATCGAAGAAATCCTTTCAGCATCTGGTATAGTTGCAGGAGTAGCAGCTATACACATTTTAAAGTATATTTCTGATCGGTGGACCGAGTGGCTGAAATCCAATCGTGATCGCGGAAAGATTCAGAGGGAGTTAAATCGTAATACTTCTGTCCAGGAGCTGCTGGCCGTTTTGCGTGATCATTATAACGCAAGCCGCGCAAAAGTATTTTTATTTCACAACGGGGAATATTACCACAACGGAACCGGCGTAGAAAAATTTTCTCTCACAAATATCGTAGTTAAATCTGGGATGGCTTATCCTTATGAGTTTAATAATTTTTATACCAACCAAAGTATTTCTCAATCACTCGAAATTATTAAACCGATCTGTGAATCAGATTCCGTTTATCTTCTAACCGAATCAATGCCAGAATCCTCCGTTTGGAAAGATATATTTCGGTTTAATAAAATCAAAGCCCATCTATTTGCAAAGATTGATTACAAGGGAAAAATAGAAGGCTTTGTATCTGTCTCGTGGCATGAAGATATTAATCGTACCCCTCAAAAACAAGAGATTGAAGAAGCCGCAACTGAAATAGGAATTTTACTCAGGAAAAAATTATGACCCAAAAGGATCTAGGAAAAATGGAAAAAGAAAATGCACCCACAACAAATTTATCAAAAAATTTTACTTTGTCTGAATTAACTGTTACACAAACAGGCATTCCGAACGTTCCAGATGAAAGACAAATCGTAAATCTAAAGCGTCTCTGTGAAACGATTTTGGAACCACTTAGGCAAGCAATTGAAAAGCCAATTATTGTTAATTCCGGATTTCGATCGCCAGCAGTAAATCGAAAAGTGAAGGGTAGCGTAACAAGTCAACACATGAATGGCGAAGCAGCAGACATTTGTGTTCAAGGGTTGACAACAAAAGATATTGTAGCAGAAATCCTAAAGCTCAATTTGCCATTCCACCAATTAATCAACGAAGGCACGGCTTCAGGCGTAACTTGGGTCCACGTCTCTGTTGCGCCTATTGGTATCAAACCGAAAAAAGAAGTATTAAACGCGTTTGGAGTACCAGGCAAAATGAAATACCAACGAGTCACAATAGGATAAGAAAATCTACATAAAGGAAATATAATATGACCAAACACAAAAAAACATTTTGGAAATATCTCTCCGATAATGTGACTAAAGGACGGATCTCAACTATATTAGGTGTGTTGATTGTAATCGGTGCGATTGTATCTGTATTTATAGACAAAGCAGATTGGAGCCAAGCTTGTCTGGCAATTGCGGCTGGGTTTGCTGCTATTGGATTTATTGGCAAAAACAAGGACGGGGAAAGCAATGGATCGAATAGTTTATAAAAGTTTAAAGAACTACAAATACGAACTCTTATTACCCTATTGGTTCCAGACAGACATCAAGACGGAAAAACAAATTCGGATCGAAACTACTGGAATAAAAACTTTTGTATCACTAGATATAGACGGACTATTAAAAATAAGCGCCGGATACGCGTGGGATGGACCAAGCGGCCCGACATTTGATACAAAATCCTTTATGCGCGGATCACTAGTACATGACGCGCTCTATCAATTGATGCGGGAAGAAAAATTAGATCATATAAAATATCGTGATACTGCAGATCAGATTCTAAAAAAAATTTGTTTAGAAGACGGAATGGGCGCGTTTAGGGCCGCATACGTTTACAGGTTTGTGAGTTGGTTCGGAGGGTCTTCAGCGAAGCCGACGGACGAAACGAAAGAATATATACTAGCACCGTGATATAATCCTTAAGTAAATTCCATCTCATTTAACCCCGCAAATTGCGGGGTATTTTTTGATAAAAAAGTACAGGCAAAAAACCTAACTATTATATACTGCCGTCTCATGGCAGATATACAAAAGTTTAAACCCACAAAATTATATTACGAAAATCCCGAGAAACTCATAATCGTAGAGGATCAGCCTTTTGCCCTCTTACAAGGAGAGCAATACGAGGAGCTAAGGGAATCGATCAAACGCAATGGGATTTTACACCCGGTATATTGTAGGCAAGACTACACTGTCCTCTCTGGATCTAATAGGGTTGTAATTGCGCAAGAACTCGGAATCCTAGTGCCTACTATCCGATTCCAGGTAGATATGGATCCGGACATTGAGCAAGAGTTAGTTTATCACCTCAATACAGTTGGCCGACAAGTTAGTCCGGCCGATCGTAAACGTTTGGTATTCACACGATTTAAAAATCAAATAGGCAAATCGGGAGGACTAAAAGCAATACATCAACTAACAGGAATCCATATATCCACGCTCAAACAATATTCTGTCGAATTTCAGAACAAAAAAAAATTTGAAAACATAGGAATCTCTGAGGAAGACCGTAAGGCCGGAATCCGACTGTATCTTAAATGGGATAAATTTAGGATCGCGGAAAATGAAGCAAAGCGAGAGCGGCAAAAGTTAGAGAGACAACTGTCTGAGTTGGCTCCTCTGTCTTACTGGACAAAAGAGGGATGGAAGAAAAAGGTTAAGTCTTAACATATACATGTCTTTTGTTAAGGCTACATTTGTATACCAAGACAACGGTGGCCTTAACTCAATTAAATAAAAAACAAAATTTACCTTGACAATACAGTATATATACTGTATTATAAAATCATGAAGCCGATGAACGCAAAACAATTGATCCGACTTTTGGAGGATAACGGATTTGAGTTTGAGCGGGAAGGCAAGGGGTCACATGCAATATACAAAAAAGGTACGATCACTGTTACAGTGCCGATACACGGAAAAAAAGAATTAAAGTTAAAAACATTGAATGCAATACTTAAAACAGCAGGATTAAAATAATGATCAGTTACTCAGCGATTTTAACAGAAGATAAAGTAGAGGGGGGCTATACAGTTGAGTTCCCCGATCTTCCCGGTTGTATCACCGAGGGTGATACGCTGGAAGAGGCTTTGGCATTTGCCAAAGACGCACTGTCTCTTTATCTGGAATCAATTGATATGCGTAAACTTCCAATACCTCAGCCATCCAAAAGGACAGGCAAGAATATATATTTGATAGAGCCAGATAAAAACGTGGGATTTGCTATTTGGCTAAAATTAAATCGAGAGGAACAAGGACTCAGTCAGGCTAAAGTTGCGAATCGCTTAGGGATTGCACAGCAAACTTACCAACGATTCGAAAACCCGAGAAAAACAAACCCGACCCTTGCACAAATTGTTAAACTAGAGAATTTATTCGGAAGAGAAATTTTAAAACCTTAAGGAAGGAACTAACGTGAGCAAAAAATACAATCCACACCCAGGCGCAATTCTGAAAAACTATCTCGACGAGATTGAGGTATCTCAATATAGACTTGCGATTGAGACGGGAATTCCGCGATCAAATTTGAGCAACCTGGTTTTGGGCAAACGATCTATTACCCCAGAAATCGCATTGCGTTTGGGGAAATTTTTCGGACAAACCGCAAAATTTTGGCTCAACTTACAAAACACGTACGATCTCTTTGAGGCGCAAAACGATCACGGCAAAGAAATCGAAAAGATCAGAAAATATAGTTTATCGATTGACAAATCGTAAGACGGAAGTACGATCGATAAACTATGAACAAAGTAATTATTTCGCCTAAATATCAAATCGTTATCCCGAAAGAAATCCGTGAAAAAACGGGATTAAAAGTAGGCGGACATCTCGAAATCATACATTACGGAAATCGCATAGAGTTGATACCTATCGAACCCATAAAAAAACTAAAAGGATTTTTAAAGGGAATGGATACTAAAATCGAACGAGAAGGCGATCGAGTTTGAACGTTGTAGATTCTTCTGGCTGGTTGGAATATTTTGCTGAAACAAAAAGAGCAGAATATTTTGCGGGAGCAATAGAAAAGACAGAATCCTTATTAGTCCCAGTAATAACTCTGTACGAAGTTTTTAAAAAAATACTTTTGGAACGAGGAGAAGACAACGCACTCAGGGCAATTGCCCATATGCAGCAAAATAAAGTTGTGGGATTAGATGCGTCTTTAGCAATAACAGCCGCAAAGTTAAGTTGTGATCACAAAATGCCCATGGCGGATAGTATTATCTTAGCAACAGCACGTCAATACAACGCTATCCTATGGACTCAAGATGATGATTTTAAGGGATTGCATGGAGTTAATTTTTTTCCAAAAAAATAAAGGAATTGATCAATATGGAACATTCTAAAGTTGAACCTATCGATCAAGTCGAAAGCACTGTGGCCGAGTGCCGTAAAATTTTAATCGAATATATTAGATCCTCAGGTACCTTGAGGCAGATCGAAAAGTGGACTAAAAAATCTAATGGAAATATAGCCAACTATATCAATGACAAGAAAAAAGTCCACGTTGAGACATTAATCAAGATTGCCAAACAGATCAGAGACAACAAAGAATGAACAAATGTTCACTAATGAGACCAAATGACGATTATCGGAAGTTGGGTTCGGTTATCATAAATTTTTTGGAATATTAGAAAAAAGGTGCTTTACTATTTTACAGCACCGTGCGATAATCTTTTTATCAAAGGGTGGCACCCAAAAGCCAAGAGGACAAAAAAATGAAAACCGCTACTTTCCAATCAAGATTAAAGAATCTGGAAAAAAAATATTTAGATTGGTGCGCTAAAGCCTATCATTACAATTCTGATGATTATTCTAGGCACGAATCTTTAGCAACTGGTCGTATTTTCTTTTTTAAAAAATCAAATACTATCGTAGAAAATTGTTTTTATAACGGACCAACTGCGTATAAAACTTCAACAGCTTACCTAAAGTATTTAAATCAGAAAAATGAAAAGCCCTAGTGTTACCTAGGGCTTTTACAAACACGCCTAACGGCATCAGAGGTAATTTGTTTTTGATCAAAGATAATCTTCAGATCAATTACAGTAATAAAGTGTTCAACGCCTGACGGCATCAGAGGTAATTAAGCCTGAATATACTTTAATGTTAACAACCATATCTGTAGTCTTATATTTTGTATATAACTTTTTAAGATTTTGATTATACCAAACTTGATTATAATTGTTATCAAATTGTCTTGTAATTACTTCTTCTAACTTGTTTGCAAAATCCTCTGAAAATGACCGTGCTCTCTGTGCTTTGATAATCCCAGTATTTGCAAACTTAGCCTCTCCTTTTCTTACGGCATTAATTTCTCTTTCCGTCGGATTTTTATAAAATAACAATAACTCATGGATTCCTTGTCTGCAAAGATAGCGGCTGCCCTCCTTCCACTTTGTCGTCTTGCTATATAATTCGCCGACTGCATAAATACGCATGTAAATCTACCTCGAACTTAATTTTTCTTTTCGGCCTATATTAATATTTTCTTAAGCCACATTTTTGACCTCCCCTATCCCAACTTCAGAAAAATTGACGTCTACTTTGTTTTTTACCTCTTCCGAAAAATATTTAGAAATTATAATACTCAGAGATTTAGAGACTGGAGAATACACTGTTAACTGATTAGAGTTTAAATTCACTTTAGTATTTTCTAAAGTCCTATAACTGCTTGGAGTAATTCGTCCCTTGGACCAATCGAGTAATCCGTTCCAGGTAGGTTCAAATTTATTTTTTTGCGGGCCGCTTACGTTTAATGTTTTTTTATTCTCCTCTTTAGTACGTACAGCCACGGAACGATTGTCCCAAGCTGCCCTACCCTGTTGTACCCCTCTGTCCTGACCATTTGTCCTAGGCTGACTAGGGTTATTAGCTAAGGCTGTCTTAGATATTTTATACTGTGCACGCTCCATCACAACCGCGTCGTGTAGTGTGGACCGGATTACTCTGACACGACCGTCGAAAGACACTTGTTCGATGTAGCCAGCCTTACGTAATCGTGATATATATTTTGCAATTGTTGTCGCAGCCATACCTAGACAAGTTGCTAGATATTCGTTGCCTGCATAACAGCCGTTCCTTCCTTCACATCGGCCTGCAATATCTAGTAACGTGATTTTTGCGAGGAGGTCTCTAAGTCCTCGTGAGAGTTTAGTATTGATTACGGCACGAGGTATAAACTCGCCTACGTAGTTTTCTTCCACGTTCTTTTCCTTTTTCACGGTGCGGACATAAATCGGGTGACGCACGGCAAAAGAGTTTTTTACCCTACTCTGTTAAAAATCGGGAGCATGGATTAGACACGGAGCCGTTTCGGATGGTCCTCGATTCTTTGCTTTCGGCCAATAAGTTAGAGCGGCCAAATCTTAGTTATGTCGCCTAAGAATATTAGGACTAGAATCAGGTACTAAATAAATGTCAAGCTAAAAAGAGACATAATTTTATTATGGGGTTTTTGGGAAGAATGCCCTTGGGGGCTCTAACCTCCCCTCGGGCACATAGCAAAGAATCTCGGATGAGATAATCTAATCTAATCTAAAACAGGCGTACGGTTTTGGGTACCATTTTTTGAATTTGGGAAAGAAAAAGTTTTAACAATTAAAATTT